TGGTCCTCGCGTTCAGCGGCGATCTCATGTCCGGGTACATCCATCCTGAACTCCAAGAGACGAACGATCTAAGCCCTATCGAAACGGCGTTGTGGCTCCAGCCGCGCATCCGCGACGGGATCGCCACGCTCCTCGAGCGGCTCCAGCTGCGATCGATCCTTGTCCCATGGAGTTTCGGGAATCACGGTCGCGCCACACAGAAGACGCGTATCTCGACCGGCGCAGAGAACAGCTTCGAATGGATGCTCGGTCGCACGATCGAACGCGAGTTCGCAGGCGACCCACGCGTGCAGTTCGACACGAGTCCATCCGCTCACCAGTACGTGCAGGCGTACGACTTCACGCTGCACTTCCACCATGGCGACTCGCTGAAGTACCAAGGCGGCGTCGGCGGTCTCGGGATTCCACTCCTGAAAGCCGTGCCCGCATGGGACGACATCCGCTACGCGCACTGGCACTACGTGGGCCATTGGCACCAGCTCCGCGACTACTCAAGAGCGCTCGTGAACGGATCGCTCATCGGATACGGCCCGTACTCGTCGTGGATTCGCGCACCATTCGAACAGCCGCAACAACTCTTCCACCTCATCGATTCGAAGCGCGGCAAGTGCCACGTAACGCCACTGTGGGTGGGCGAGAGCCCAGAGAAGCAGGTGGCCGCATGACCCCTTCCGCCCGCACTGAGCTACTCGACACCCTCCGCGCCCTACTCGACCGCATCGAAGACGGCGACGACATCGAGACGATCGCGCTGGTCGTCGTGTCGCAAAGCGACGGCCTGACGCCGCTCCTCATCGGCGAAGACCAGGAAGCCCCCATCGTCCACGCCATCGGCCTTGCCGCCATGTCGATGTGCTGCGAGTTGGTGGACGAAGCGAACGACACAGAGCTGTCGTTCGACGGGCCGGGGGACGGAAGTCACGGCGGGGCGAACTAGCGCATGCGTCGCCGCGCGCCGGCTGCGATCGACGCTGCGCTGGCTGAAGCCGCGAATGCACTACGGACCACGATCCGCAACCGCAGTCGCACGTGGCGAGCGGACCTCGACGCGCTACGTCACGTCGTGCAGACGCTCGCGACCGCATCCAAGAGCGTCCCCATCGAAGAGATGAAGGACGCCATCGGGTTCACGGTCGACACCGATTCCGACTACTTCGATGAAGATGGCGAGCATCCGGAACAAGGGATGACCGTGGACTACGAGCATGAGAGCGATCCGATCCGTTCACGGTCGCACGGGTGAGCGATGAGGGCGCGGTGGGCCTCTTAACGACTTTCTGCCGACCCTCACTTTTCCCGCTTGCCCTACGTCCGTCGGTCGGCGGTATAGGTCAAAAAAAAAGAAGGCCCCCGAAGCGCGCCAACGCTCGGAGGCCGGATCACCAAAACCAACTGACAGATTGGAGTCTCGATGACAGATCGAATGAATCACTCGACCAGCATCGTCGTCAACGTCGAAGGCTGGACCCTCTCCCGTTTCGACACTGACGAGGAACCGCGTGTGCGCGACCTCGACCTAGCGGAGCGTCTTGGGTACGAGCGACCGCGAGACGTTCGCGACCTCATCAAGCGCCTCGTATCCGATGGAAAGCTCGGCGAAGTATTTTGCCGTACGGCGCCGCAAAATGGTCGCGGTCGACCGTCCACCGAGTTTTGGCTCACCGAAGCACAGGCACTCAAGGTCACAGCGAAGAGCGAGACAGCGAAGGCAGACGCCCTGCTCGATGAGATCATCCGCGTCTTCATGCTCGCCCGCCGTGGCCTGCTCCCACAGCAGCAACTCGCGGACTCGCGCATCGCGTCGATCATCGAGTCGCAGACGAAGACGATCGATCTTCTCGCGTCGCGCATGACGGCGATCGAGACGATCGTCTCCAAGCTCTCGGCGTCGACCGCTAACGACACCGGTATCGTCGGCGAGGAGTGGGCACGCGAACACGTCCACGCTCGCCTGCGCCGCATCGCGAACCTCATGGTCGGCGCGTCACAGAACGCGAAGCTCTCGCGCGAGGCGATGCGTCACCACCGCGCTACGTCGAACCGCATCGCAAACCTATTCGGCTATGGTGGGCGCGGCTCGTCGTGGAAGAACTTCCCTAAGGGGCCAATGGTGCGCGGGCTGATCGCGCAACTTGAAGCAGCCGAGGAAGACGCCATCAAAGCCAGTCGCACGCTTCCAGACCCGCGCCAGATCAAACTCCGCTCCGTGAGCTGATCCCGGGACGACTCCCCCGGACTGGACGCGGCGCCGCAGCGCGGATCATCTGCGGCTACTCCTCCCGCATCACCCGCATCGCAGCCTCGCCCACTGCGCTCCACGCGATGGCTCCAACGAACCAGCGCACTGCGAGCGTCGCACGCACGGTCATCACCACCGCCCCCGTCTTCCCCACCGCACGATCAATTACCGCCTCCGCCACATCCAGCGCCCAGCGCTCGTACCACGCCGCGCCGACGGCTTTGGCGTCTGCGCCAACGCGCCAGTAGGCGTCGCGGATGGAGCGGCGTAGGTTGTTCGTCATCGTCGCCTCCTGCGCTCGCGCCCTAGCCTCGTCGGACGTCGTGTTCCGATCAGTGCGCCCACGAGCAGGCCGATAGACACGACGAGCGCGATCTTCTGTCCCACTGTCATCCCGCCTACCCTCCCGCCTCGCGCATCTCCGCGCAATCCATCTCGCTCGCCCGCACCATTCGATACGCCTTCGGCGGCCATGAGCCATCGTCGATCGGCACAAGCACGATTCGATGCGGGCACTCATGCGCATCGGTGTCCCTGTCGAGCTGTGCCATCGCGTGCTTGCGCAGGCCCGCGTAGCGCAGGGCCAGCACCACCCACGCCGTCCAGCCGCACTCGCTGCACTCGCGGGTCATGCGCTCACGTGGGTAGTACGCGTCGCCTTCGGGCATGCTGCGTACGTGCCATCTCACGCTGCCTTGGCTTCCTGCGTCTCGCCCATCAACGCCAGCACGCCGTCGAGAAAGGAATCGCTCCACCCGGTCTCGGTCTTCGCGCGCATGACCCACCCACGGAAGCTGTCCACCTTGCCCGCGTAGCGCTCCATCATAGGGGCGATGGGCAGGTTCGCCGCCTTGACCGCCAGCGCTACCGCCTTCCTCGGATTGTCACCCACGGCGCACGCAAGCACGCCCGGCCATGCCGCATCGATACGTGCCTCCAGTGTCGCGAACCGCTCGCGCACGGTGACCAGCCGCTCTTGTAGCGGCTTCGGGAGCAGCGGCATCACGTCGTCGTCGCGGTTCAGGAGCACGACCTCCAGCATGGAGCGGACGGACGTGCCGACGGACTCCTTCATCCGCGTGGCCGCGACGTAGGCAGCGCTCTTCACCTTCACGCGGCGGAAGCCGGACATGCGCACGACCACGCCCTCGGACTCGGTCGGCGCGCGTGAGTCGAGTAGGGCGAAGAGTTCAGTGAGCGAGCGCACGGGATGGCTCGGGCAGCGCGCTATCGGATGGGTATCCCAGCGGTCGGCGTGCAGTTCGTTGCCGTCCCAATCCCGCGCGCCAAGCAAGTGAACTCGGCAGCGTTCGTGTCGGACGATGATCGTGTTCCACGGTGTCGTGAGTTCGTAGATGTACGTCACGTTCGTGCCTAGCGACTGCGTGAGCGTGTCGAAGTCGATCCCGCATTCCCGCAGCGTCATCTCGAACAGGCTGCGGAACGTCCACTCGCCCTCGCCGGATAAGGCCATGCCGTTCAGCGGCTTGTCAGCGTCGGGGACCGAGCGTGTCGCCACGCACCACGACGACACGAACGGGTCGAAGTAGACAAGGATCAGCGTCCCGTCGAGCTTTTCGAACACGCGCGTTTCGGGGTGGTCGAGGTCCACGGCGTGCGCCGCTCCCGTCCCGTGATTGAAGAACCGGTCGAAGGCACGCGCGAGCACGATCGTGTCGCCGACAGGTCCGTCCTCGGGCCATGCCCTTCCATCGTGCGTAGCCAGCACCAACGCGCGGCATTCGTTCGCGAGCGTATCGCTCTCCCTCGCCGCGATCTGGTCATAGTTCAAGCTCGCTTTGTACCCCCTCGTTCCCACGCTCACCTTGACCCCATGGTCGCGCATGAGGTCAGCGGCGGAGTGCGTGCGCAGATACTCGATCACCTTCGGTTCACTTGCAGACATGGCTATGCCTCCCGCGCGACGGGGTTCGCCGCGCTCTTCGTCGCTGGGTGGGGCACTGGTGGGGCAAGCGCCGCTTTCGGCGCGACCTCGCGCACGCGTTTCGGTGCTGTCTTTCCCGGCTCAGCCCACGTATGGTCTCGACGGACTTTTAATCCGTTGGTCCCGGGTTCGAGTCCCGGACGACCTACCATCGTTCGACCCTTGTTTCCCCGCTCGGAACGCACGTCGAACGTCCCCGTCATGCCCTCCATCTCCGCATCCGTTTCGCTTCTCGGTGGGGCACTGGTGGGGCAGAGGGCGGCTCTCGCGCGCGCTGCTAGTGTCGCTGGATCTAGGCGGCCGTAGACCCTCTGAAGCATCTTCGTATCGGCGTGCCCCATCATCGGCGCGACGAGTTCGATCGGCATCCCATCGCGGCGCATCCACTGGGCGAACGTGCGGCGCAGATCGTTCGGGGTGCAGTAGTCGATCCCGGCCCGCTCGCACGCCCACGCGAGCGACTGGTGGACACTCGGCCACGGTTTGAACAGGATGCGGCCCCGCGTCCCAGCATGTTTCAGCGCGTACGCAATCAAGTCTCGCTGCCACTCAGTGACGATCGGCACCCATCGGTTACGAGTCGCGCGCTTCGTCCCGCGAACGTGCACTGACTCGCCAGACGCGTCCGGTCGCTCCGCCCGCTCGGTCGCGCCCCACTCTGCCGACACGGCGACCATGAATGCAGCGCGCGCGGCCTCGTGCGGGTCCAGCGCGCCAAGCAGTGCGTTGAACTCGTCGGGCGGTAGCCATCGATCGCGCGGCTTGTAGTCGGGCGAGAACGACACGGGCACGACAGCCTTCGGGTCACCTCGCCAGATCCTGTCGTGTACGGCGAGCTTCAGCGCGGCTCGCAGCGCCACGAGTTCCTTTCCGATCGTGTGGTCGCTGACCGGCTTCTTCCCCGCCACATCGACGCTCTCGGAACGTCGCACCGAAACGTACCGCGTGACCTCGCGTGACGTGAGCCGCTCCAGCGGGAAGTCATGTCCGAGGATGCGCGCCCAGTGGCCAGCCTTCTGGCGGTAGAACGAGACTGTTGCGGCGCTCTTGCGTCCCGCTCGCGCTTGCTCCGCGCGATCCGCGTGCAGCAATGCGAACGCGTCGTTCAGCGTCGCACTCCGCGAGCGCGCGTAGTCGGGATCAGAAGCCTCGCGCTCGAGCTTACGGCCCTCCGCTTCCGCCGCCTTGCGATCGGTTTGCTTCGTGGATCGTTCGACGCGCTCGCCGTGATCCCAGTAACGCACGTGGTAGATACCGTTCCGTTTCCTGAGTCGCATCCGCCATCCTCCGCACCAAACTGCTCCGCCGCGAAACGGTCCCACACCACACGCGGGACGAGAAGAGCATCGCGAGCGTCGGGATCCCGACCAAGTCCCTTCGCGAGCCGCTTGAGTTTCGCCCGCGCCCACGATTCGCTTCGGCCCGTCTCCGCCATCACGTAGGCGACATCGACGAACCGGCGCTGGGGGAGGGCGATTACCTTCGCACTCATCGCACCCCACCCCTCGCGCGAATGGATGCGGCGAACTGACGGGCATGCTCGGCCAGCGCGCCATCACGATCCGCCCACGTGTCGTCCCACAGCGTCTGCTTCTGGCGGAGTGCCGCCATGCGTGCCAGCGCAGCCTCGCGCATCTCGTCGGCGATGGCGGCACACGCCTCGCGTTCCGCAGCGACTGCCTCCCTAATCGCCGCGGCGATCTCGTGCGCCAGCGCATCGGGCAGCGGCGTGTAGACGTTGCGGGCGATTGTGGCGGCGATCGAGTCGGGGGTGTCAGCCACGGCGCATCGCCTCCCATCGCTTCCGCTCGCGAACCACACCCGCAGCCACACCCGCCGCATGCGCGACCTCGCGAGCCTTTGCGAGCGCACCGCCAATCGTTCGCGCTCCAAGCGGCGAGATCGCCCCGTCGTTCTCACTGATCCACTCGCGCACACGACACGTGAGCCACCACGCAGAAGGCTCGTCATCGAAGGCCGCGACCTCGTACCAGCCAGAGCCGGGAGCCACGGCGATGTCGCAGACCTGCACAGACCAGAACGTGCCGGTGTTCACCATGCGGACGTCGGTGTCGTATCGCGTCGTCCTCTCCATCACGCACCACCCTTCGCTGATGCCGCCGCGTCGTAGGCGGACAGAGCGGCAGCGAGAGCCTGCGCCGCCTTGATCTCGCCGCGCGTCCACACGTTCGCGTTGCCGATGCTCAGTTCGTCCGACGTCGGTTCGTTGACGAGCGCCCTCGCCGCCTCGACAACGGCACGCGCGGCCAGCGATTCTTCCTTGAGCCTGCGCTGCTCCGCGATCGACCGCGCGTGGTTCGACTTAATCGACGACACGCATCCGTCGAGGAACGCGTGCGCCTCGCGTGCCTCGTCACGCTCTCGCCTCGCCTCGTCGCGCTCGGCGGCGACGTGATCCAGCTCGGCGCGGAGCGAGGCAACGAGATTCTCGTCGCCGACGCGCTTGTACTCGTCGGTGCATGCGAGCACCCACTGACTCGTCGCGTGACACCCGCATACGCACGGGAGTGGTGCGCACGAGCAATTGCGGCAGCCGTCGTGTGTTTCGCTCATCGCCCCTCGCTCTCCTTCCTCGCCACAGGCTCCCCGTGCCAACACGTCTTAGGCACCGGCTCCAGCTGCGCGATGCGGTCCAGCGCCGTTCGCATCGACGTGAATACCATCCCGACAGCGTCGTTCCCGCCCGCGAACATCCGCTCCCGTCGCTCGCATACGAGCTTCCGCTCTTCGTCGACCTTCGCGCGTAGGGCGTTGATCTCCGCGCGCATCGCCTCGTTCTCGCTTGTCAGCCGCGCGATGGCGGCGTCACGCGGGTCGGGTGCGCGGCACGTGTGGGCCACGCCGCCACCGTAGCCCTCGCAGTCGGGGCAATCGTCTCGCGTGCTCATCGCTTCGCCTCCCACTTCTCTTCGTCGTGAAGCGCGGCGAGGAGGGAGCGGAGCGGTGCGGCGTAGCGGAAGTCAGTGGCGACGATGCGCGCTAGCCCAATGTCACCCGCATGCTCGTCGCATCGCGGGTACACGATGGCACCGTACGATGTGCCGTGTTGCGTGGCAGGACGAGAGCACATCGTGCCCGGCGTCGTCTCGCGCCCGCACAGCGCTGGAGCCATCGCACGCATCGCATCCTTCGCACACGCCGCGATGCGGGTGAGGCGGGAGGAGTCGTCACGCACCTCAGGCATCGGCCCATCGAACCCGCCGCACACGTCGGCAATCATCATCGCGAAGTTCGCGACGTCGGCCGCTTCGTTGCGCACGTCGGTCGGGTTGCCGAGGTTGATCGCAGCGGACAGCTCGCTCGTCTCTTCCAATAGGCGACTAAGGAGCCACTGCGGGTCCTCTTTCGCCCATCCCTCGCGATCGCCCTTCGCATGATGTCGATGCAGCTTGAACAACATCGACTCGGAGAACCGGACCACGACTGGCGCAATCGCGTCGCAGCAGTCGCCGATGGCTCGCGGACTACAGGTCTTCGTCTTCATCGCTCCCCCTCTCCGTTGTTGTCCACGCGAGCGAGAGCACGGTGCACCGCCATCTCTGCGCCGAGCGTCTTCAGTGCCGCGTCGTCAGCCGCAGCAGAGCCAGTGCCCCACCTTGCGCGCGCGATGCGCTCCGCGGTCTGTGCGTCGCGCCACGTGCGGACCGCTTCCGCCAACGCGATCAGATCCGCGGCGCGGTTGCGGAGGAGCGCGATCAGCTGCACGTCGTTCGACGCGTTCGCGCATCGGAAGCCGTCGACCACGTTGCGCGAGATACCGCGTGCGTCGGTGACCTGAATGCTCCCGTGCGTCTCGGGCTTACCACACGTGCACTCGGCGCAGATGCCCGCGACCTTCCACGGGGCGGCCGTAGCGTTCGCCTCAAGTGCTTTGAGTTCGTCGATCGCGCTCATTGCTCACCACTCCGTGCAGGCGATCACGCCCGGTTCGGTCATCTCGGCGAACAGCTCGGACATCGGTCTGCGCACGCCATCGTCACGGAACCACTTCGATGCGAGCGCTTCGACCGTCATCGGCGCGAACTCCGCATCCGGCATGTACTCGCGGTCGATGTCCTCGCACTCGCCCATCTCGTCGACGAGCCCTTGGCGGAACACCCGTCGCGCTTCCTCGTCGTCGTTCGCCGCGAGCCAGTACACCGCGCCACCCGTTTTCACTTCATATGCCTTCATCACTTCGCTCCCTTCTTCCCCGCGTCAGCACACGAAGTCAGCGCGGCACGGGCGGTGTCGACGAGGCGCGGGTGAATGCCCGGCTCCACCTTCGCCGCGTTGACGATCCACTCCAGCGCCTCCCGCATCCGCTTCACCTGCTCGCGCCCCTCCGGCGAGAGCAGCCGATTCAATGCTTTCAGCTCGCGCCGCTGGTGCCCGATGCGTGCGTGCAGATCACTCGGCGTCGCGCCGGCCGCGTCGGCAAGGGCGAGGTTCGCTGCGGCGGCTTCTGCGGCACGCATCTCCACACGATTCAACGCCCACTGCGCGTGCTCACGGTACCGATCGACAGACATGCTTCGGTGACGGATGAGCGTCGCGAGCGTCCATGTGCCACGCATGGACTCGGCGCGGCTCTCCCTCCATGCGGCGTCGATCTCATCCCGAAGACGCTCGCACTCGGCGAGCCCTTCGGTCATGGCGAGTCTCGTGCGATCGTCCGCCTCGTTCAGAGCGCGCACGACACGCACGAACGCCGCGTCGCTCTTCCGAAGCTCTGTGACCGCTTCGTCACGCTCGCGCTCGGCATGCTCACGTGCATTGATCTCGCGGAGCGTGTCGATGGCGGCTTTCGCGGCCTCTTGCTGCCACGTCTCCGCCTTCGCCTTCCACGCGTCGCGCGCTTCGGTTAACTGCGCGAGCATCGACTTGTGCACGATCGCGTGCGGGCCGCGCATGCTCGTGTCGCGCCGCATCTCCTCCCGCACCGCAGACGCGACGGCGGAGGCGATGGACGACCACGCGTTCCGCATCCACTCCGTTCGCGCTCGCCACGGAACCGGCTGCGCTTCGAACACACGGTCGTATTCGTCGGCAGCGATCCGCGCTAACGCGTCGGTGTCACCGCTCGTGCCGCATTCGCACTCGCCGTGTCCGTGCACGAAACCGGAGTTGCAGTGCGGCGTGTGACCGGGGCGCAGCCGTTCGATCGCGCGCTGGTAGTCATCGACGATGCCCGACGACGTGGAGCAGAACTCACACGAGCCCGGCTCTGCGCGCGGCGTCGTAGTAGAAGCCGCGCCGCTCGGCGCCGCATCGTGCGCATCGGAGGAGACAACACGCACAGCCTCGCCACTCGTGCCACCCGGCTCTGCACCGCCACGGCCTTCTTCTCTTTCGCTCGGCATCGGGCGGGGCGGGGTGGCGGTAGGGTCCGCCTTGGACAACTCGTCGATCTCGCTCTGCGCCCATGCGTTCGGCTCCAAGTCTCGATCGATGCACGCGAGTCGGTGACGGAGCATTGCCGAGAACAACGCGTCGCCAGTCGGCCAGATGTCTTTGATGAGTTCGCGCGCGCTCGTGATCCGCCCGCGCATCGCGTCCCGCTCCTGTGTCACCCGGCGCAACGAGGTATCCAGAGCCGCCACGCTCTTGCGCCACTCATCGCGATCGTCGCGCGTATCGTGGAGGTCACGACCCATGCGCTCAACCGTCTCCCTCGGCGTCTCTGCTCCTATGGCATGGCTCAGGATGTCGGCGACGAGTGCGCGCACGTCCGCTTCGCTGAGGCACACGCTGCCGTGGCCGTCGCTCGTGTACGTCGTGACAGGCGGTTTGACGTCGGGGCGGGGTGAAGAGACCACGGTGAACAGCGGCGTGCCGTCGCGCGCGGCTTCACCTTCACTCCACCGCTCCTCACTCCCCTTCGCCCTCTCGTCCGCCGCAGCGATGGCGGACGGATCGCAGCGGCCAGAGTGGTCGAAGCCGCGAGTGCAGAGGTCGGTGAGACAGTTGCGCCCGTGGTTCTCTTCGCTTCGCGTCACCATCGTCATCACTCCTTCATCACCAGCCAAAAGTCTTCGCTGAGGTTGACGCCGCACCGCGGGCAGAAGCAGTCGGGCGTGTCACGCGTCCCGGCCGCCATTCCGTAGAGGTGAATGCGCGATCGCTCGTCGCCTCCACATCGCGCGCATGGAATGAGCCACTCGGCGCATGCCCCCGATGCCCTCAGCTGCCTTAGGTGCCGATTGCACAGCGCCCACTCAGACACCGGCACGTTGCCGAGTACACGGCAGTCGTCGCACTTGTACTCGGTGCGGCTGCTCATCGTTCGCAGCGTCGCGCCGTGAGTACGCACGAGAGTGTCCGCGAGGAATGCAGCGGCGAGGGTGTTCGTCGTCGTCATGCCGCCACTCCTGTTGCCGTCGCTGCCGCCGCTCGCCTTGCCCTCTCCCTCTCCCGCCGATCCGCCTGCCACGCCAAGCGGCGGCACGCGTAACACCAGCCGTGTCGATCGGCTGGTGTCTCGGGGTGCACGTCGGCGGCTCGCCCGTAGCGGCCACGGCAGCGCGTGCAGGGCGGACGCATCGCAGCTCGCAGCGCGCGGTTCTCGTAGCGGGTGCGGTCGGTGTTCACGTGCCGACCCTCTTCACAACGCTCATCTTCGGCGCCGCTCCGCGATCCACCCACTCGCCGATGGTCCTGTCCGGGTCTTCGTCGTCGCGATGCCCGTACGGGATGCACCCCTCGTCCATATCGCCGGGGTAGTAGGTCATCGGCGACGCCATCACGTCGGGGCCGCCACCGTCGAACATGATGTCGTTGAGGTCATCGCGCGCGAGCGCTTCGGCTTCATGCATATCCTCAGCAAGCACCACGGTCTCGGTTGTCACGGTCACCACGAACAGTTGCTTGTTGCTCATCGTCGTCATCTCCCCGCCGCATCCGCAGCGCATGTGTTGTGCATTCGTTCACACGGGCCTCGCACCCGCTCGGACGGTGGTCACGCCGTCTCGTGGGAGGGGCGGGAGTCAGAACGGCAGGTCGCTAGAGTCCTCGCTGCCGCCGAAGTCGTTCGGCTCGGGCATCTCTTCGCGATCGACACCGCCGCTCCTCCTCTTGACCCCGTTCGCGTTGCGTCGGCTCCACCCTCTGGCCCGCGCCGCATCCTTCCTGTCGTAGTCGCTGTACTTCGGGTCCTTGCCCGGCTTTGGGTTGTTCGCGCTCCACTCCAGCGCTTCCGCCAGCGCATCCAGAAAGTCGCTCGGACACTCGCTGTACGTGCGCCCGACGTACTGCTCGCCACCCGCGAACCGTCGCGGCGCGAAGCGCACGGGCGGGTCGCCGAACTTGCCGTCGAGGTCCGCGTCGTCCGCGACTACTAGACCCGCATTGCCACTCGGCCCGCGCTGACTCGCAGCCCCGCTCACGCCATCGATGATCGCCAGTGCCCGCACCAGCGTCGCCCGCAACTCGCTCTTCTGCTTCTCGTCGAACATCACGCAGCCTTGCCTTTCTTCGTCTTCACGATCCCCGCCTTCACACTCGTGCTCGTCGTGATCGCGCCCACCATCTCGAGCGCTTCGATCACAACCGCCTTCCGCTTGCCCGCCGCCTTCTCGATTGCCCCAATAGTCGTCGCATACTCGGTCGTGACCTTGACCGCTTCGTTCGCTACGTCCTCTCCGAACTCACCAGCGAGCATGCTGCGAACGATCTCGCCACCGACCACCTTGCGTCGTTCGGTGCGAACAGCACCCAGCGTGCTGCCATCGTCCATCGTTACCGGCCCTGCGATCACTGCGGCGTCGAGTTCCTGCCGCATCGACGCAACAAGCTCCTCCAACACCGGCAGCCGCTTCCACGCTTCGGCCTTGCCCGCGTCGGTCACGATCATCGATCGGAACTTCGCGAGCGCGCCCTGATCCATCGTCGCGAGTTCCGCTGCCCCGTTTGCGTACTCGGGACACCCGACGAACTTGCTCCGGCAGTACGAGCACCACTCGCCAGGGTTCACGTCGTCGCGCCCGATGGGTCCGCCGCTCAGCTCTTCGAACCGAGACAACGTCGCCGCGAGCCGCGAGCGCAGTGCTTCAAGATCACCATCGCTCGCCTCCCACTCGTCCACCCGGATATGCCCCCGTGTGTAGATGAGGCGACCGAGCAAGCGGGCCGTGGGGTCGCGATAGATACGAGACGCCGCGAGCAGCCCGAGATTCACCTGCTCGACGTACCCGGCATGCTCCGACCCGCTTTTGAGATCCGACGCGATGATGTCGCCGCCGCCGTATTCCAGCGCGTCAAGCGTCATCGGGATCTCGGAGTAGACGAGGGGCGGAACAGTCTTCTCGTACTCGCGGTTCTCGATCGCTACTCCATACGCGTCGCGCAGGAACCGCGCCGTGTCGGTCGCGATGTCGTACGCGATCGCGATCTCGTGCAGTGCGATCATCGCGTCGATCGGCACGGCGTGGATGTCGAGCGCTTCGCAGAGGTCGCGCCCCGGTGCATCGAGCGGAACTTCGGCTAGGGCAGCATCGCGTCCGACGAGGGCCGCGCGCCGGTAGTACGCATGCAGCGTCGTGCCTGCCTGCGCGGCGGGTCCGGCCTTGTCGTCGGCCTGCGGCAGCACGCAGCTCGCGACGCACTGGAGCGCGCGGAGAGTGCCTGAGCCGGTGAAGATGGGGAGGCGGCGCATGGTAGTCCTACGCAGCCTTCGTCTTGCGACCATCACGGCGATCGCACGCATGCGCGAGCGCTTCAACCGCGTGCGATTCATCCAGGCCCAGCGTCTTGAGACGCTCCACCGTCGCATCCGATGCAGGGCCGTGGATGCCTGCCGCCTCCAGCTCTTGCTCGTGGCGCGCGAAAGAATTCGCGGCCTCGTATCGGTTCGTCTTTGCCGCCATGTGTGAGACCCACGCGTCGAGCGTCCACGCCTTCGCACTCGGCCCTGCCGGCTCATGCTCGCCCGTCTCGATCACCTCGCCGGTCGTGCTGTCGTGCGCGGTGCCGCTCGGCGTCGTTGCCTTGCCGCCCTTCGGCCCGTCGTCCTTCGGCCCCGCTTCGATCTCGCGCATGCGCGCCTGGTACGCGGCGGTCACGCGCTTGTGCTCCTCGGTTCCCTTCGTCAGCCCCCTGCCCGCTTCGCTCGCATACGCCTTGAGTGCGTCCGCCGTCGTCAGCTTCGCGAACCCGGCGATGATGGCTTCCACGTCAACCGGAGGACGCGGCGTCGCGACCACCTCGACGACAGCGGTACGCGGCGCGGGCTCCTCCTGTTGCCTCGGCGCACTCTCGATCTCCTCGGGCGTGTACACACCGAAGAGCGCGTCGCCGTAGACACCGCGTGCGAGATCGGTGGTGCAGCGCGCACGGAGCATCGCGGCCGGGTAGCTCTTCCACGTGTCCTTGTTGGTGAGTCCCGCACGCTTCGCGTCGTCGATGGTCCATGTGCGCGAGACAGGGGCAGGGTGTCCCCTTCGCTTCGTCTCGATCGTGCACCGTTCGTTGGTGTTCTCGGCGACGCGCCAGTATTCGCAGTCAGGGTGCTGTTGGACGAGGGCGGTTACGAGCGTGGCGTCGAGTGCGGCCTTGCCCTGGATCACGTGCACGCCACGGAGGGCAGCGACAGGAGACAACCCCAAGCTCGCCCCGGTGAGCATCACCATCATCGCTTGCTCTTGCGTCTTCACCGCGAATAGCCCGCTTCGCGCGACGTACTCCGCGAGCTTCGACACCTCCGCGAAACTCTGCGGCTCGAGATTCGATCGCGTCGCGATCTCGCGCGAGTGCGTTCCTTGATTCGCTGCCCCGTTTGCTCTCAACTCGATTGTCATCGTTGCCTTCCTCTCGTCGTCACTTCTTCGTCCGTCGGAGCGCGACACGAAGTCGCGTCCTCATCTGCTGCGCCCACCACGCGTTGACGCCGATGAGCCGCACGAGTGCTGCCTCGATCGTCGCAGCGTCGCTTCGGCATCTGCCGAGCGCGTCCCATCGCAGGTAGATCAGCGGGAGCGTCGGGGTGGGTTCCGGCTCCCAGTACGCATGCGCCGCACTCACGACTTCACCACCCACGCGAGCGCGTTGCGTCGCTTGGCATCCGCCGCCGCGACCTGCCCTGCATGCCAGTCGGCGATGAGGTTGGCGAGCCGCGGGCGGAGGTCGGCGGGCAACCTGCTCGCTAGCTCGCCGACGCTGATCCCGCTATCGCGCACCATCGCCGCGAACGCTTCGCGCTCGTCGGCTTCGCGGATGGCGTGCAACTCGTGGGCGCTCACGGCCACGACCTCGACACTTCGCGGATGTGTTCGAACCCGTCGTACTCTTCGACCTCCCACTTCGCGTCGTCGGACACCTCGACGACTTCAAGCGAAGCAAATCGCCCGCTCGCTTCATCGCCGAGCCCTTCGACCACTTCGACGAGGAGTGGGTCGGCACGGTCGATCTTGAGATGGAACGAGTCGTTGCCGCTGAGGCGCAACAGCAACGGGTCAGCGTCATAATGCGCGAGCGTCTCCGCAGCTTCTTTGCAGCCAGCGTCGACGAGCAGTTCCATCGCCTTCCGCGAGAGACTGAACCCGCCATAGCAGCGGTTGATGACGACCTTCATCACGCCACCGCCCCGTTCAGGCGGACGCTCTCCAACCACGCCACAAACGCGATCCCCAGCGGCGTCGCGAGCCATGCGGGTGATGCGCTGTCGCGGCGCACAAGGCCCATGCGGGCGAGTACGCTCATGCGCAGGTTCGCGCGAGGATGGAGCAGGCGCACGCCGCCGCGTGCCGCGCCGACGATGTTCTCGCGGTCGTCGGCGGTCGTGCGGCGGAAGTACCCGCCCCATGCGATCCACGACGCTTGCGCATCGGTGACCGGCTCGTCGTCGCGGACGTCAGCCTCTACGATGTCGCACTCGCGCAGCCACGCCGAGGTGAACACCGGGTGTCCGCTGGGCATCGTGCCCACGTCGTCGAACGTCACGCGATGGGTCGCGTCATCCGCATCGACGGGCGGCACGTAGTCTACGACGAGACCGATGCGGCCGGTGGTGAGTTCGCGGACGCGCGTGCCGATGGTGATGTGTGAGTTCATGAAAGCGCCTCCAGTTCGATCGCATCCAACACCCGGAGGTCGACGCCATCCGGGAGCACCAAGAGACAGTCGTGGCCCACATACGAGCACCCCATGCACTCGCCGCCACGCGGCAGACGGAACGCGGCCGGGGACCACACAGCCGCGTCCGTGTAGCTGGTCGGCACGATGAACGACCCGAAGCGCGACTCCGCACATCCACAGCAGAGCGACAGCACCTTCGCGTCACGCGTGCCCTCGCACAGCGCTGCGGCGTACACGACGTGCTGCGATTCCTTCGCGAGACGGCGCGCGCTCACGACGAGGCGTTCGATGGTCATCGCGCTCATCGCCCGCCCCCGCCGACCCGGCACGTCGGATCGCAAGGCTCCCGCCCATTCGCCCCACAGTCGCGACACGGGTCCCACGCGATTGTGTACTTCGCGATCTCGGACTCGCAGCCGACGCGAACGAGCTTCTGCGTGTAGTGGCCGCGGAACCCGCGCACATCGTGGAGGAACCACACAGCGCCGTCGCACCCCAGCGTCCCCGTCAGGTGCACGTTGTGGATGCTGAGCTTCACGCGCCGCCCAACGACGACGTCGGGATGCGACGGGGTGACGATGTCGTTCGCAACGACGCTGCTCTCGTCGTGCGTCGGCTGCTGGATCTTGCGTGCGGTGCTCATCGCTGCGTCTCCCTCTCTTCGTGTTCGCCGCGGGGTGGGGTCGCGGTGTGAAGAGAGTTTGGTGGCTAGCGAGCAACTTGTCAATAAGCAAACGAAGCAAGCAAGACAGGACAGGAGGCAAGTCGTGGGATATCTGACGAAAAGTGGCGGCTGACACTTTCCGCGAATCTTCGGATCGGCGACGCTGCGACGATGAACCGCGCCATCGTGTTGCTGCTCACGCTCGCCGGCTGTGCCGGTGCGCCACCGCGCCCATCCCGCCAGCTTGCCGACCGCGACTGGCAGCTCGTCGCGGAATGCGCGCCGTACGCTTGTTACGAGAGGTCTGCGGGGTGCCGCGAGAACATCGCGCGTGCACTCGAAAGGGAGCCGCTATCAGATCGCGGTCAGGTCGTCGCGAACTTCGGATGCCCGTTCCAGATCGCACAAGCACATCCGAGTCGCCCGATCGCGCCACCCGACTGGCTGCGATCCGAGCCGCCCACGCCAGAGGAGTGGCAGCCCCTCCAGCCGAACCTCGGGTTCATGGCGTCGGCACCGCCGAGTGAGGCGGAGCTGCTCACGCTTCACGACTGCGAGCCATTCATCTGTCACCAACGTCCGTCGACATGCGGCGAGACGGCCCGGCAGCGATTCGTCACGGCAGAGTCGATGACTACCCGTGGAACAATGCTGGTCGAGTGGGGGTGTCCTGCGGAGTTCATCGGCATGCAGTCGGACCAAGCGCGAAGACCTGCCGACTGGCCGGATCCGCGCACGTGGCCCAGTCGTGCGGAGTGGTCTCCGCCTCGTATGTGTGATGAAGCTGGCATGCCAATCGGATGCGTTGCCCTTCAGCACAGCGTCTCGCCGTACATGGCGACGGGCGTGGACAGCGGCGGCTATGTTGGCGGCGGGGGAAGCGGCGGAAGCACCGGTGGTGGGGGCGGCAGCGGCGGCACTGTCTACGTGAACGGGTACACCCGATCCAACGGCACCTACGTCCACGGCTACACGCGCTCTGCGCCCTCGCGTGGCGGTGGCGGGCGACGCTAGGCGGCGAGCCGCACGAGCACGCGCTGCGGATCGCGCATGCGTTCGGCGCGAATGCCGCGGTGACGCTCTCGCACCATGCGGCGCAGGACATCGGCTGCGGGCCACGGCCACTCGCCCGCGGCGTAGATGCGACGCGGCGTGATGATCGCGACCGGGTCCCCGGTTACTTCCCCGTAGCGCAGCGCAGCGCACGTCTCGTTCACACCGAACTGCTGCGCGAGCGAGTGCCGACCGAGCCCCGCCCGGAGCGCACGACGGAACGCTATGACCGGCACCGTCAACCGCGCCGCGACCGCGATCACGAGTCGTTCGTCTTGGATCTCGCTTCCCGCGAACCGCACCGCGCGATGCCCGAGTGCATGAAACAGCGTCGCGATCCATCGCGGGTTCGACGGGTCGTAGTACACGGTGTTGCCTTCGATGAGTTCGTGACATCCACGAGGCGCGCGCGGCTCGAGTTCAAGCCCTAGGCGATGGATGATGACGCGCGGGTCGACGGGTTCACCGATGTCGAGCCGCGCGCGTCGCAACAGTTCGTTCGTGATGGATTCAGCGTCATGCATACCGGTGATGGTGAGGCTGACAGCGAGGCTGTGGAAGCGTCTGATTCGACGGCGTGACGTACTATGACCACGCCACTCCACAGGTTACGAAACACCTACCTCCGTTTGCCTGTGGACGGCTCGTCGAATTGCTCGGAGAGTCGCCGCGCTTCGTCGTTTGTCGCTTTCTTCGCTGCCCTCGTCGCGTCAGTCTCCGGCTCCAGCCGCATCGCGATCACACGGTCCTTGACGGCCTGTGGGGTGGTCGGCTCGCCCTCGACACGCATCCTCTTCGCGGCCTCCAGGAAGTCTCGCGCCCACGACGGGTCGCTACCCGTCTTCGCCCATCGATGAAGCGTGCGTGCCGCGTCAGCGGCTGCATTCAAGTCGTGGCGCGAGTAGCGAGTCGGATCGAACGCGGCAGTGATGGCGCGCTCCAATGGCGTCTCGTCGTCATGCATCTGCGGGGGTGGTGTCGTGTCGCGCTCGACGGTCAGCTCGCGCGGTGGCTCGTGCGGCGCGAGCATGCTGCCGTCGCCGGTCATTAGCCATACGGGATTGACGCCGCATGCCTTAGCGATCCGCGTGAGCCGTTCGCCTGCCATGTTCGATCGCTCGCCCTTGAGGGGCCGGGACATGTAGCCCTCAGTCAGCCCAGCCTTCTGTTCGAGCTGCGTCTGATTCAACCCCGCATGCGCCATCGCCGCCTTCAGACGGGTTGCGAGCGCTGCGTCTCCTTTTGCCATGGGGCGAGTATCGATCCGCACACGGCCAGCGGGAATTCTTGTCGCTGTGCTCACGGACAAGTTGCCTCTTGACAGCAAGCAACTTTCGCCCCCATGCTACCTCCATCATGGGACGACGAGCGCGACGAGCACACCGACAGCGGATGGGAGACCACTTCAACGAGGGGGCTCGGCAGCTCTGGGGCGCGGTCGAGTCGCTGGGCGGTCAGAGGCAGGCGGCCGAGAAGATCGGCGCCGACGTCACTGCGTTGAACCGTTGGCTGTACGGCGATCGGAAGCCGTCGCGTGAGTTCGCGTCGAAGATCGCCGACGCACTCGGCATCCCTGTGAACGCGTGGGACCTGAAGGCGAAGCGTGGGTTCAAGCTCGCGGCGGCCGAGCGGACGGAGGCGGCGTAAATGAACGTTGCGCGCATCCTCGATCGCTCGGTCCCCGAGCCGAACACCGGGTGCTGGTTGTGGCCGGGTGCATGCGATCGCTCCGGTCGTGCACGCACCCACGGCTTCGTCGCGGCTCGCGTCGTGTGGGCGCACGTGAATCGCACACTGCTCCCTGGCGAATGCGTGCTCCACCGTTGTGACACCCCGGCATGCATCAACCCATCGCACCTCTTCGTCGGCACTCATGCCGCAAACGTCGCGGACAAGGTGGCGAAGGGACGTCAGGCGCGCGGCGTTCGATCGAATCTGTCGAAGCTGAATGACGACGCTGTGCGTGCGATCCGCGCGTCGAACGACACGCACAGCGCGCTCGCCGCGCGGTTCAGCACCTCGCCGAAGAACGTCGCGCTGATCCGCTCCGGTCGCACGTGGAAGCACGTCGCCGCCAACACCACCCTCGCCGAGACGGCGTAAGCGATGCTGTACGCCGCCTTCAACCCGCGCCGCGAGGCATGGAAGTTTGGTTTCAGCGACAGTGACGCGCTCGGTCGCGCACGCGCACAGATCCTCATCCCGTTCGCAGTCAGTGACACGGGCACCCGCGCCGACGAGCGCGCGATCTTCGCGCACTTGGAACCGTGGGCACTCGGCAACGAGTACTTCCGCAACACCCACGAAGTCGTCGCTTTCGTCGCGTGGTGCATGAGCGACTTCGCGAGCGCGATCGAGTTTGCACATGCGCATCCGCGTGCGGCGACGCCGAAGAACGTGCGCGACGCGATCTCGCACCGCCGCCTCACCGCGTCGACACGCTGAAAGAGAAAGAGAAGGGGAACGATGATGGAAGCGAAAGAGAAGACCTGCACGGCTACGGACGAGACGTCGAAGCGGTGCGAGTGCGTTGCCCGCATCTACGGCGAGACGGCCGTACTCGGCGGCACCGACGGAATCACCACCGTCACCGCTACCGGCTACTCCGGTGCCGGGGGCGGCAACTGGTACGAGTTCGCCTGCAACTCGTGCCCTCACTGCCACGGCACCGGGCGGCGCATCGTTGCGGCCGACACGCGCGAGTCGATCATCGCCACGATCATGGCGGTTGAGTGCAAGGACGGCACGCACTGGAGCCGAAGTAGCGCCGCCGAGATCGTAGACGCCTACGCCGGTCGCGGTGTGTGGCTGAACTACGAAGAACCGTGGCGCAACATCGGCGAGCGTATCAAGGCACTTCCGCCCCGCTCCGGCTTCACGCGCACGAACGGCGTCGACACCAGCGTCACGCCGCCGAGGCCGACCGTGACGATGCACGTCAACCACGGCGTGGAGTTCTCGCACGCGAGCATGGCCGCCGCGTACGCCGCACTCGCTGCGCACTCCACCGCCATTCAGACCCACCCCGACACGATCGCGCTCCGCAAGATGACAGATGAGCGAGATGCGGCGATTGCTGCTGCGTCGTCCGCGCGCATCCCCACCGTCGCCGACTTGGATCTTCTCGACGCGAAGCTCGTGGAGTTCGCGCGCAAGAACGACGCGGCCATCGAACACGTCGAGCGTCTTCGCGCAGCGGTCGCGATGCTTCGCCGCGAAGTGCCTTCCTTCGCTCCTAACACCTTCCGCGTCTACTTGCGGTTGGGTGGTGGCCTCGCGAACAGCGAGCACGCGCCGGGGCCGCGTCCGACTGTCCTCGTCGACTCCGACGATCACGTGGACGGGTGGTGAGCGATGCACTGGCTTCACATCACCGCCGCTGGTCTCGCGCTGGGCTACCTCGGTACGCAGGTGGCGCTTGGGCTCATCGTGCGCCATCGGTGGAGCCGCGTACTTGCGGCATGGCGCGAGGTTCCTCCGCCGTCGCTGACGACTCTCGACGCGTGGCTCGCGGCTGAACTCCTCGTCGCGATCGCGGCGCACCGATGCACCGTCGTGAACTGCGACCGAGCGCTCGCGGCAATCCAGCTCGCTTCGCGGAAGGCGAGCTAACCGACCATGCCGTGGCACGAGACATACGACAGCGATCGCGCGCCCGTCGCTACCAACGCAGACACGTCCGCGCGGCGAAGCTGCGATGCGAACACCGCTTCGTCCAGCGAAGTGACGAACGTCACGAGTGACACGCAGATCGCGGGAACTCCCGCTTTCGCGAGATTCACGGCGAACGACTTCGGCGGGAGCGACCACAGCGCACTCGGCGCGCTGAGTGTCTGCCGCGAGTCCGCAGAGAACGAAGGCCGCAACGGTGAGCGAGAGGCTCATGGAACGAACGTATCGACGACGAAGAAGGGACACGAGTAGCCGTGACGACAGAACTGGACACCAGATCAAAGTTTCACCCCCTCCGCGTTCATGGACGGCGGATCGCAGCGGAACTTCTTGCGAAGGCACAGACGGCTGTACTTGAACGCAACGACGACTCGGTGACGTACCGAGCGATCGGTATGCGGTGGGCTAGCCCGGAGACGGGCAACCCCATCGCGCACAGCGCGATCAGCGCGCTGTTCAAGCCGGAGTCGGGGCACGCGATGGCGTTCGGTGACGTGCTCGCGCTGCCGCGTGAACTCGCGCGCGAAGCCTTGATGCGTGCGTTCGCTTCGCTCGACACCGAGCATGGTCCCGGCACGCGCGACACGCTCGACGCGATCGGGATCGACCTCGGTGAAGCACTGCGCGCGTACCGCACCGACCTCGCCGACGGGCGCGAGGACGAGCACCGCACGCATGGCAACAACTTGCTCCGCATCGCGACGCTCGCGATCCGCGGATACCTCGCGACGCAGAGAAAGGGTGGCGTGTGATGGAGTCGATCGAGAACAGACTTCGACGCAAGTGCGAGACGCGTGCGGACGGGTGCGTCGTATGGCTTGGGCATCGGACTCGCTACGGGTACGGGCTCATCAAGCAGGACGGCAAGTACCGGCACACCCATCGTGTCTCGTGGGAACTTGCGAACGGCGAAGTGCCTGACGGACTGCATGTGCTGCATAGGTGCGACGTCCGCGCGTGCGTGAATCCAGACCACCTCTTCGTCGGGACGCACGTCGAGAACATGCGCGACATGGTCGCGAAGCGTCGCCAGATGCACGGAGACCGATCGCCCCGCGCAACGCTCACGAACGAGCAGGCTGCGGCGATCTATTCGCGGCTCAAGAACGGTGCGAGCACGAAAGAACTCGCGGCCGAGTACGGCGTTGGTCTCCACGTCGTCTACAACATTCAAGCCGGCCGCGCGTGGTCGATTGCTACCGGTGCAGTCGACCCGAGACCACCGACTGTCCAGTGCGTGCGGTGCGGCCATCATCGTCGCAGCACGCTCGTCGATGCGGACGGTCGCCATGTATGCGGCGACTGTTCGTGGCGTGTCGGCGCGTCGAACGACACCGACGTCAGATGCGCGCCGCGTGCGCTGACCTTGACCCATCGCGAATGTCTCGGCCGACAAGTGCAGCAGGCCGATGGGTGGGGCGACGGTAAGTGCGTCGGGTGTGCGCTCGGGGCTGGCGTCGCGAATGGGCTCGGCGTCGTGTTCATGCCGGTGCCTGACCGTATCTCCAACGTGCACGCCATCGGCGGGGCGAAGGGAGGGGTGCGGTGATGGGGCTCCCTTGGCGCTTCACGCTCGACGACGGCAACCACGCACTTCTCCTGCGCTACACGTTCGTCGTCGAAGACAACTCATTCACCCTCTACGCGGAGTCGTTCAAGGGCGGCGTGTCAGTCCTCGGCCGCCCGTCGTGGGTGATGGACGGGACGTTCAACGGACGCCGTGGCCGCGTCGTCGACTTCAACTGGGGCATGCACGACGAGAAGGAGGCGCGTGAGGTGGCGGCATGGGCCGTCTCGCAGATCCGCTCACGTTCCGGTGAGGAATTCTTCCAGCGTCGACAGGTCGCGTTGCCGGGGGTGGCGTCGTGAGAACTACCGAAGACCGCATCCTCAACGCGTTCATGAACGGGCTGATGCTCGGCTTCACGATCGCGGTCGTCGCTGCATTCTCAATCGGCGCGTGCATCGCGTCGGACATCCCGCCCGATCCGATCCAGCTCGCGAAGATCATGCCGAAGGTGGTGTCACCATGACCACCCGCGACACCGAGTGGGACGCCGCCGCGAAAGAATGGCGGCGCTTGTTCCACGCAGAAGCCGACGCGTTCAATGCGCTCGTGATCGCACGATGCAACTTCCATCGGGAGGTCGAAGCGATGGACTCGGCCTACGAGGCGGTGCGGCTGGCGACGAAGCGACTGGTGGCAGCGCAGCACGCGCTTGTAGAGCACGTGAAAAGGCGACGCGGTGAGGGCGCGCACGGGGAGGCCGCGTGATGGAGACGCGCTACCTCGTCTCCACCGAGACGCAGTCCGTCGTCTACTGGGGCACCGACCGCGACGCCGCGATGAAGGCGTTCAAGGCATCGCGTGCCGAGATGGCCCGCTTGTGGCGCAATGGAATCCTCCTCGCGACCTATCTCTCCGCCGAAACCGACTACGAGCGCGAGATGAAGTGGAGGCGAAGCAGGGGGCTCGACGTCGCGGCGGTCTTCACTCGCTCAGGTCGCGGCGCAGCGGTCGCGTGGCTGGGTAAGCGGCCGGGCGAATGGGTCGGCACTGATGGCGCGGCGGCGAAGCGGAAGCAGAGGGTAGCGTGATGCGTCCACCTTCGATCCGCATCGGCCTCGACGAACTCGTGGTCGACAGCTTCGCTGGTGGCGGTGGTGCGTCCACCGGCATCGAAGCCGCACTCGGCCGCAACGTCGACATCGCCATCAATCACAGCCCGGAAGCGATCGCGGTTCACGCGGCGAACCATCCGCGCACCAAGCACTACCTCTGCAATGTGTGGGAGGTCGATCCAGTCGAGGCGTGCGCGGGACGCCCCGTCGGTCTGATGTGGGCAAGTCCGGACTGCACGCACTTCTCCAGGGCAAAGGGAGCCGCTCCGAAGAGTGCGAAGACACGAAGCCTCGCGAGCGTGGTGATCAGGTGGGCACGCGCCGTGCGGCCGCGCGTAATTTGCCTAGAAAACGTCGAGGAGTTCGAAACGTGGGGGCCGCTCGACAACGAGGGAAAACCAATCCCCGAAAAGGCAGGCCGCTCGTTCCGCATCTGGCTCGGGAAGCTCCGTGCGCAGGGGTACCAGGTTGAATGGCGGAGTCTCGTCGCGGCGGACTACGGCGCACCGACCACCCGCAAGCGTCTATTTCTCGTCGCGCGCTGCGACGGAGCGCCGATCCAATGGCCGTCGATTTCACATCCCCGCCCTCAATGGCGGGCCGCTCACGAGGTGATCGACTGGAGCCTTCCATGTCCATCGATCTTCGGTCGTGACCTCGCCGAAGCAACGCTCCAGCGCATCGCCGATGGCATTCGGCGGCACGTCATTGAGAGCGCGAATCCCTTCGTCGTGAGAGGGGTCGGCACGGTCACCGCGCACGCCATCGCAAAGCACTACGGTGGCGGACCGAACGGGAACAACAACGCAGGCACAGCGATGACATCGCCGCTCGGAACGATCACGGCCGTTGACCATCACGCGTTGCTGGGTGCGACGTTGCGTCATGCGCAGCTCCCTCTTGCGTTCGGCGAGCGCAGTGACGCCGTCCACGCGCTGCTCTTGAAATACTACGGCAGCGGTGGTCAGCAGCAGAGCCTTTGGGAGCCACTGCATACTGTAACGGCAGTCGCTCGCTTCGCACTTGTCACGGTCCACGGCCAGCCGTACCGCATCACGGACATCGGTATGCGGATGTTGGAGCCGCACGAACTGTTCGCGGGTAATGGCTTCCCGCGCACGTACGACATCGCGCCGCTCTTCAACGGGAAGCGGCTTTCGAAGAAGGCGCAGACGCGGCTCGCAGGCAACAGCGTGTGCCCGCCGATGGCGGAGGCGCTTGTGGAAGCGAACGTCGGTGGTGAGCAGAGGACGGTGGCCGCATGAGCTACGCGGATCGAGACAGCGAAGAGAGCGTGACGGTGAAGCGGGAGGCGTACGCGAGGGAGTGCGGGTTCCGCGGCAGCCTCCCACTCACACAAGAGCGACTGCGCCTCATGGCGTACTGGCTTGACGAGGCCGACACGCACCTCGTGATGGTCGACGAACTCGTCATCGAGTCGAGGTACGTGCGGACGAACCTGTTGCGCCTCGCGATGTGGTCCACGCGCGCACTGCTCCGCACGGTCCGTCACGACCTCGAGCGGGTGGGAGGTGGGGAGCGATGAGCTGGTTCAAAGTCGACGACGGGTTCGCGTCGCATCTGAAGGTCGAGAAGCTACGCGAGATCTGCGACACGGATGCTCTCTTCACTGCCGCCATCACAGTCTGGACCCTCATGGGCTCGGACTGTGCGGCCCGCTCGCCGAGCGGAACGTTCAGCGCGATGCGGCTCCGGCAGGTCGTTCAGATCGCGCCGGCCACCGCAGCAAAGGCATGCGCGAAGCTTGTCGAGTGCGGACTCTTCGACCACATCGAAGGACCCGGCTCACAGTTTCACGATTTCGCCGTCTACAACGGTACGCCAGAGGAAGCCGCGGAACGCAAGGCGAAGCGGGAAGCTTTGTCAGCAACCCGCCGCGATGCGGGCAGCAAAGGCGGCAAGCAAACCCAAGCAAACCGTCAAGCAACCGGAGCAGCAAACGCAGTAGCAAATGGGCAGCAAACGGGTGCAGCAAACGACAAGCAACACGATCAAGCAACCCTCACGCGCGCGCCCGCGGGCGGGGGGATGGGTAGGGATTCTGAGTCTTCAGAGGGGAGTGCAGAGGGGGGCGAGTTGACACGGCAGTCGATCGACCCGGACGCGATCGTTTGGAAGTGGTCGACCGATTCCGACAACCGGATTCCGAACGGTGCATCGCTGGGGCAGTTGCTCACCCTCCGTGATCTGATGTGGCAGGCGCTCGACCGGAAGTTCCGACGCGAACACATCGAAGCGCTTGGTGAGTGGGCGAACCCGAAAGGCGCGAATGGGTTCGGCTGGATGGAGCGCCGGTCACCCGACATTAAGTACCTACTCGATGCCGATGGCGGGAACTTCTTCAGCGCACTGAACGACTCGCGCGAGTGGTTCGAATCGAAGAGCAGGCCGAAGGTAAAGCCGGTCGCTGTTGTCCCGCCCCCTCCCACCGGCCCGCTCGCCGCGACGATCGAGCGCCCCGCGTTCATGCGCAAAGGAGCGGTCAATGAGTGACGCACCGAAGACTCCGCCACACGACCTCGACGCGGAGAAATCGATCCTTGGCGCGTGCATGCTCGACGAGACTGCGGTCGACACGGCGACCGGCATCGTGCAGCCAGTGCACTTCTACCATCCAGCGCATGCATGGATCTACGAGGCGATGGTGTCGCTTCGTCAGCGTACCCAGCCGGTCGACATCATCACGGTTGCGGGTGAGCTGCGAGCGCGCGAGCGACTCAACACGATCGGTGGACCGCAGTACCTCGGTGAACTCACCGACACGATCCCGACGGTCGCTCACCTCGAAACGTACTGCTACCGCGTGCGCGGACTACATGCGGTCCGGGACACGATTATGGCCGCGGGCGAGATCATCGAGAACGGGTACCGCGCGACCGACCTCGCCGCGTACCAAGCGGACGCACAGCGCCGCATCATGAGCGTCGCTGATGTTGCGACGAATCACGAGCCGGTTGAGTTCGCGCAGTGCCTCCAAGAGTCCTTCGAAGCGATCGAGAAGGCGATGGAACGGAAGGGGCGCACGGCGGGCCACAGCACCGGCCTGGCCGATCTCGATCGCCTCACCACCGGCATGCACCCAGGCGAGGTGTGGGTGGTCGCGGGTCGCAGCGGCATGGGCAAGACGGCGCTTGGCATGCAACTCGTTGTCGAACTCGCGGAGCACGTTGGGCCAGCGCTCGTCCATGAACTGGAGATGCCGCGCGTTCAATTGTCGAATCGCGTGTTGTGCAGCGAGGGAAGAGTGGATCAAAGCCGCATGCGATCGAACATGCTGACGGCTGACGACTCGGCAGCACTCGCGGCGACCGCGCAGCGCATCTTCTCGTTGCCGATCTGGATCGATGATCGCCCCGCAGACATCACACGCATTCAGCGGTGTGCGAGGAAGCGCAAGGCAGACCGCGGCCTCGCTGCCCTCTTCGTCGACCATCTCACGCTGGTCAAGGTTGCGGGCGGCGACCGGCCCGATCTCGAGTACGGGCGTGTCGCCGACTCGCTGAAGGACTTGGCGAAAGAACTCAACATCGTCGTGATCCTTGGCGTGCAGATCAATCGCAATGCAGTGAAGACCGTGACGGGCAAGGGCGAATCGCCGCGACCGAAAGCCCATCACCTCGCCGAGTCCGACAAGATCGCGCAGGCCGCCGACGTGGTGTGCCTGATCCACCGCGAGGAGGTGTTCAACCCGAACACCGAAGACCGTGGCATTGCCGAACTCATTATCGACAAGCAGCGCAACGGTCCGTTCCCGGTGACGGCCCGCACTCGGTTCGTAGGCGCGATCACAAGGTTCGAGAATCTTTCGGAGGAGGAGTATGCGACCGCCTACGACGCACGGAGGGATCGTGATGCCGCCGAGTAACGCCGCCAATCTGCCGAGCAAGCCCACGCACCGGCGCACCACCAAAGCTCGTCGCCTCGTCGAGTACAAGGCGCAACTGATTCCCGACCTGTGGGCGCTGCTCCCGGTCTACACGCTGAGCGAGGCGAACCGCGCGAGCCACGAGCACTGGCGGGAGCGACACCAGCGCGCACGATCGCAGCGCACGACGACGCGAAGCCTGATGCACCATGCACTCGGGTTCTGGGGCGAGCCGTGGATCACTCGTCAGCCCATCACGATCACGCTCGTGCGCATCGCGCCGCGCGCCCTCGATGACGACAACCTCGCGTCGTCGCAGAAGGCGGTCCGCGATGGGATCGCCGATGCGCTCAATCGCGGCGAAGACCGATCGCCCCGCATCGTGTGGCGCTACGAGCAGGAGAAGGGCGCGCCGAATACGTACGGCGTGCGTGTGGTGATCCGTCCACGCCCCGACGGCGCGGCGAAGTGAAGCAATGGGAGGCGAGCATGAGCGAGTGGAAGGTCGAAGTGGTGAAGCTGGGTCCGATCACGAAGCACGAGAACGCGGATAGCCTCGGCATCACGGAGGTGCACGGCGGGTATCCGGTGATTGTCCGTCTCGGCGAGTACGTCGAAGGCGAACTCGCGGTGTACGTGCCGATCGACAGCATCGTGCCGGATACCGAACAATGGGCATTCCTCAAAGGACATCGCCGCATCAAGGCGAAGAAGCTTCGTGGCGTGTTCAGCATGGGCATGCTCGCGAAGCTGCCGAACCAAGAGATGCTGTGGGAGGAAGGCGCAGACGTCGCGGCCGTCATGGGCATCGAGAAGTACGAAGCCGATGCCGACGCGCACGACAGCAAGGGACCGAACGCGAAGCGCGTGCGCGGCCCGTGCGAGGACGACGAACCAGACCCCGGTCTCGCACCCGTCTACACCGACATCGAAGGGTGGCGGAAGTGGAAGCGGGCGATTGAGCCCGGCGAAGAGGTCGTGTGCACCGAGAAGATCCACGGCGCGAATGCGCGCTACGTGTTCCACGATGGGCGGCTCTGGATCGGAAGCCGGACGCGGTGGAAGAAGCTGGAGGCGAACACGCACTGGAACACGGCGGCGGCACACCATGACCTTGCTACGAAGCTCGCCACTGTCCCCGGCATATGCATCTACGGTGAGGTCTATGGACAGGTTCAGGACCTGAAGTACGGGTGTGCTGGTACATCGCGCTTCCGCATGTTCGACGCGCTCGACACTTCGACGCGGCGGTATCTGGATCACGACGACATGCTCGCGTTGGCGCGATCCCTCGGCATCGACACCGCGCCGGAACTGTACCGAGGACCGTGGTCCGAAGACGTGATCGCGCTCGCGAACGGCGATTCGACACTCCCCGGCGCGAACCACATGCGCGAAGGCTTCGTGGTCAAACCGGTGCACGAGCGATGGGACATGCGGCTCGGTCGCGTGATCCTGAAGATGGTCGGAGAGCAGTACCTGCTCCGCAAGGAGGCCGCGTGATGTCTCCCTCTCCCTCGTCACCCCACGGCTACCGCACGCCGGATGTGGAGGCGGAGCGAGATGCGCTGCGGAAGCGCCTCGCTCAACGGAACACGCATCGCGCTGTGGTGCAGCGATGATGGCGAGGGGTGCCATGAGTGACATCGCATGGGAGTTGTTCGACTGGAGTCACCCGTTTCCCTTCACCGAGTACGAAGCGGAACACGACGGCTACAAGCTCAAGGTGGAGCCGACGTGGGGCGGGTGGAAGGCAACGGTTAAGCGCGGGCGCATTCAGGTCCAGGCTGACGAATTCGACGATGCAGATAGTGCGAAGGCATGGCTAGCGAACGTGCTGCCGTCGCTGCGCGGGATCGGCGGTGACACGTGAGCACGAGCATCGCCCACATCATCAAGGGCACTACCGTCACATGGGCTCGACCCGTGTGGAGCACAGCGCCCGGCACGAATAGCATCGGCGCACTGTCCATCACCGCGCTTGCCGAGCAGCAAGCAAGAGAAGACCGGCGCCATCCGGTCGCGGCACTCGTCCGGTTCATCGACGAGGGCTGTGTGCCTCTGCCGTGGGTCGTCGCGAACGAACGCACGTGGGAGCGGTCATGGGCCAAAGCTCGTCTCCGCGATCGCATCGACCTCATAGTGCTGGTGAATCCGCGACTGCACCGACAGGCGTCGCAGTGGTCGTACCGGATTCGCGAAGTCGGCGCGCCCGCGTCCTACGCAAAGCGCATGGCAAATGGTGAGGGCGGAGTGCGCAACCCGAACCGCTTCGCGCATGGGTACGGCGGTGACCAATGGCCGCGTGGCTGTTACGCCGACGATGAGCTGGGGTGGATCTATCGACGGCATGTCCCCGCGCCGAGCCTCAGCGACTGCGTTGCGGCGGCGAGGAAGCGACGAACCGGAGACGACGGCACATGAGCGACACGAAGACGAAAGGCATGCGGCGCGTCTACCTATGGCCATCGTGGCGCGACATCGTGCGCTGGATCGTCGCCGCTGCCACCCCGACGCCCGCATGGAAGTGCGGCGAGTGCGGGTGGGTGCAGACGTGGGACGGCGGGTGCGCGGAGTGCGAATGGGCGCGTGAGGACGCTCTCACCGGAGGCGACGGCACATGACGAAGGCTGAGTTGATCGAAGCGAACGGAGGCGGGTGATGGGTGAGGCAGCGGAGTCGGCCCTAATGGGCGCGATCGAAAACGAGCGGGCGTACATCCTCGACGCGGCGCGTGACTACGTCCGAGTGATGAACGAGTCACCGCACGACCTGCTGACGCGCGGGATCGTGTTCGTGAAGATGGAGCGGGCGTTCGAGCGGCTTGACGCACTCGTGGCAAGGAGCGCGCGATGACCGACCCGTGCATGCAGTGCTCCGCGTACGCAAAGGCATGGCCGGAGGGGGAGACCCGCGTGACGTGCGCGGAGTGTGGGGCGGTGTTGGTGCGAGAGGCGGCGAGGGTGCCGCGCATGCGCCGATGGACGCTTGCCGATCTCGAACTCCTCGCGAGGTGGGCCACACGATTCTACGGGTCGGGATTGAAACTGCGCGAACCAGTGCAGACCAGCGGTGGCGACGACTCCGGGCGTGAGGATGAGCGCACGTCGGAATGGCACAGGGCAGCAACGGTCCACCGACGCTTCGAACAGATGCGTACCGGGATCGGTCGAACCCACTACGCCGTGTTGTGGTTCGTGATCTTCGAACGCAACGCCGCGACGCAAGCGCTCGGCAAGTCGCTCGTCGAAGAACTCGGCTACTGGTTCGCGACGGCCGAACAGCGCGAGTCGTGGCAGACGTCGAAGAAGCGAGCGATCAGGACCAACGGCGCACGCATGAACGGCGAGCGGCTGTGGGATGCGGCGAAGAGGGCGTGGGAGACGGTGCGGTGAACGAATCGACATGCACGGATTCGATTGTGGGGACACTGGGGACGCTCACTGATTGCGAACATCCCTCCACCTCGTCAAAGTGGCCTCATCCATCGAGGGGAGAGGTGCGCCCGATGAAGCAGGATGAAGTACTCGGAGCGAACGCAGCGGCGCGGCTCCTCGTGATCTCCCGCCGCACAGTCCACCGATGGTGCGAGGACGGAACTCTCAAGGGATTCCGTACCGCGAAAGGCAAGTGGCGCATCTACCGCTGGTCGATCGACGCCGTACTCGGCGCGATGATGCAGCCGAAGGCAGCCTAGCAACCCGTCCCCAGTGTCCCCAGCGACGCTGCGCTCAAGTCACCGACAAACGAACGCCTACGACAAACGCTGACCGTGTGCCTGCGGGCACCGAGTCCTTACCCCATCGCGTTCTCGTCGTGGCTTGAGCCCATCGCCGCTACCCATACGCCTGCCCCACCTCGCAGTGACGGGTGTTCCTCTCCCGCCCTCGCACTGCACACGGCCGGTCCCGAGCCGCGATCGGGACGCATTCGATTCCGAGCCACGATGCTCGGCTCACGACGCCCCCTTGATGAATGCGCGCCAATGGAGGCGCGGGCGGCGCGGCACCGCAGCAAGGACCTGCCGCATACGGTCGCGGTGAGCGATGGACGCTCAGAGCGCTGTAAACGCTCCGCCGCTGGCACCCCGGTTCGATTCCGAGGCGCGACCATCCGGCCACGTGGTGGAACAGAAGACACGCCGGTCTCAGAAGCCGGTGCCTCTAGTGCGTGGGGGTGCGAGTCCCTCCGTGGCTACCCGCGAGTGATGGAACGGCAGACATGCCAGCCCGAGATGCTGGTGCGCAAGCGTGCAGGTTCGACCCCTGCCTCGCGGATCTCTACTCGGCCACGTGGCGGAACGGCATACGCGGCGGCCTCAAACCCCGCTCCCGATGGATGCAGGTTCGACTCCTGCCGTGGTCATCACTGAAAGGGCACCGGCTCGCATGAACTTCGAATCCCACCACGCCTCCCTCGTCGCCCGCTGGATGTCAGGTGTCGGTCTCAACCGCAGTACCCGCCGCGCTCTCGCCGCATGCGCACGCACGATCATGCGAAGGGCGAGTCGGAAGCGGAGCAAGGCGCAGTGACGATGTCTCTCGCCCCGCTCCTCGCGCCATCGCGTGCCGCCTTCATCGCGTGCCGCTTGTTCGGACCGATGCTGCCGACGTGCGGCAATCGGGCGAGCCGACGGAAGGCGATGCGATGACGTGGCGTGTGGATGAAGACCGCGCCGTGACCGACGTGCGTCTCTACGAGGCGCTCAGAAAGCAGACGAACGTGAACCGCATCCTCCCGATGAATGACAACGTGATCGTGCGACTCGTCCAGAGCGACGTGCGCACGCCCGGTGGTATGTACCTCCCGCAGCCAGTCGGAGCGACGATGGTGACCGGAGAGGTCATCGCGACAGGCCCCGGCATTCTCGACGAACACGGCGAGCGTATCCCGACCGGTGTCACCGAAGGCGACATGGTCGTGTTCGCGAAGCACATGGCGACCGAGCTGTGGCTGAAAGAGACGCTGTTCGCGATCCGTGCTGACGGGATCGTCGGTGTGCTGAAGGATCAGCCGAGCGTGCCTGCCGAGCAGACGCCGAAGCCGAAGCGTCCGACCTTCGCGGACTTCGACGACAGCTACGACACCGCCCGCAAGAGCATGGGCGCGGGTCGAGACAACTACTGATGACGAGCCCGTACCGAGAGCCGTCGCCTCCGTCACCGGAGCGCACGGCACAGAGGCGCCCCGACTACATCACCGAGCAGATGCTCGCGACTCCGGCGCCCGAGTTCCTCTTGGGGCATGTGCTATTCAGCTGCGAACTGATCGAATCGACCGGCGACGAGGGCAAGGCTGCACTCGGACCGACGCTGACCCGCTGATGTCCAAACGCCCCGCGATTGATACCCAGAAGTCCCGCCGCGACGCAGAGCGCAACGGCATCGGCGCGCTGATCTACGGAGTCTGCGCCGCCCATGAAGACTGGCAGTGCGAGAGCTGTACGGATCGAAGCGGCGCCGAAGGTTCTGCCACCTACTGCGCTGGCCCTGGCCTCCCCGTTCACATCCTCCGCTCCATCGCCGAGTTCGATGCGGTGGTGAGGCGGCAGGCGAGACGAAGTTGAAGGAGCGCGCCGCAGAGTGCCGAGTAGTGCTCGCGCACGCATAGAATCATATGAGAACCATCCCGCACGGACGGATCGAGCGGGCCGAAGAGCTGTACCTCTCGTCGAAGACCGACCGCGACATCATCAAGACGCTGTGCGCTGAGTTCAGCGTGTCGAAGCGGCAGGCGAGCAACTACCTCGCTCGAGCGCGCAAGCGCATCGCCGCGATGACCCCGTCGACCGATGTGGATGCGTGGCGCGCGAAGGTGTCGGCGCTGCTCCTCCACGCTTACGACCTCGCCGAGATCGGCACCGAGAAGGGGCCGCAGTCGAGTGCGATGGTCGCTGCGGCGTCGAAGCTCGCCGAGATCCACGGTGCGATGGCACCGCAGAAGATTGAGCACAGCGGCTCGATGACCACCGACCCCAAGGCACTGCATGAACGCGCCGCCGCCCTCGTGGCTCGTGTCACTGGCGAAGCTGACACCGGCACAACTGGCGAGGCTGAGCGAGAGTGAACGCGCGGAGATCGCAGCCGCGATCGCTGCTCACGAGCGCGCATCCGAATCGATCCTCGACTTCGTTGTTCGGACGAGCCCCAACTACTCGAGGCCGAGTCACCTAGGTCGCATTGCTGCGACGATCGAGCGAGTCTTACGCGAGCCCGTCACTGCGTGCTTCAACGCACCGCCGCGACACGGCAAGACGGAGCTGATCCTCCACGCTGTCCCGTACATCCTCCAGCGCCGACCGCACTGGACGATCGGGTATGCGAGTCACTCGGCTTCGGTCGCATGGAGCAAGTCGCGCCTCGCACGCGACTACGCGATCCGAGCCGGGATCAAACTTCGCGGCGACACGAACAGCGTCCACGAGTGGCGGACAGTTGAAGGCGGCGGAATGCTCGCCGCTGGCGTCATGGGCTCGTGGACCGGGCAGGGCGTCAACGTTCTGTTCATCGACGATCCCTACAGTGATCGCCAAGACGCCGAGTCGCCGCTGATTCGCTCTCGTGTCATCGAGTGGTTTCAGAGCGTCGCGAACACCCGCGTCGAACCGAACGGATCGATCCTTCCGAATCACACCCGGTGGCACGAGCGTGACCTGACTGGTTTCTGTCTTAGCGAACTCGGTTACGAAGAGGTCAACCTCCCGGCAATCGACGAGCACGGCAACGCGCTGTGGCCCGAGCGATGGCCGCTGGATGCATTGGAGCGGAAGCGGCGAGGAGTCGGCGCCTACGACTGGGCGGCGCTGTATCTCGGGAGACCTGTCCCGAAAGGCGGCGAGGTCTTCAGGACGCCCGCTCGTTACGAAGAGCCTGCGATTGCCGGAGCGCGCATCGTGATCGGATGCGACCCGGCTGGCAGCGAGGCTGCAAGTTCGAACCACACCGCGGCCGTCGTGCTCGCGGTTCAAGGCATCGGCGCGGAAGCTACCGCAGACGTCATCGATGTCATCCGACGGCACGGTGAGACCAAAGCCATCGCCGACGAACTGGAAGCGCTCCAGCGCAAGTGGGGCGCACCGCTGACGATCGAAGCGAGCCGCGACGGCAAGGCGATTGCCAGAGCACTGCGCACGTCGAACCAGCGCCTCATCATCACCGAGGTCGCGCCGTTCGCGTCGAAGTTCATCCGAGCCCAGCCACTAGCAGGCGCGTGGAATGAAGGGCGCGTGCGTGTCCCGCTCCGCTCTCCCTGGCTCGACGATTACCTCCACGAGTTTTCGAAGTTCACCGGCGTCGAAGGCGGCACCGACGATCAGGTCGACGCCACGGCGTATGCCTGGAATGCAGCGTCCGTAGCCCCACGCGAGTGGACCGAGTCGTACGAATAGAATGCTCCCTACCCCCGCCACCGACGACGCGAAGGCTGCGATCGCACGCGTGCGCCGCATTGCGGATTCGCCGAGGACTCGTCGACTCGACATGCTGGAGCGGCTGTGGAAGGGCGAGGCATATGAGGGGAGACCGAGTTTTTGGGACAACGAAGTCCCGCTCAACGAGCGTGCCCCCTGCGTCCAATCCAGCATCGCCGAGTCCAGTGGCCGTCGTTTGTGCGACCTTGTGTTCGGTAACTCTCGCTTCCCGACCGCATCGATCGACGCGAAGAGCTACGGGGTCAGTTTTACTGATGAAGAGCGGTCCGCCCTCTCGAAGCTGTGGAGCGAGGTTGTAGATAAAGCCTCGCTGCGCGTCGGCATGCGCATGGCGTTGGAGCAGGGTCTGATGACCGGCTCCGTTGTCCCGGTCTGCTCGATCGCGAAAGGCAAGCCGCGCCTTGAGCTGCTCCCTGCGAAGTACTGCGAACCGACGCGCGATGACTGCGGCGAGCTTGAAAGCATCGACTACCGGTACCGCTACGAGAGTGGTGAGTGTGACCGCAACGGCAACCCGATCATCGTCTGGTACCGGCGTCTGATCGATCGCCAGAGCGACTCCGTGTGGCAGGGCGTGCCGACGGACAAGGAAGGCTACGAGCCCGACTGGATCATCCACAAGCCGACACGCGTCACCGCGCACGGTTTCGGGTTTGTTCCCGCACTCTGGCATCGCAACCAGCCGGACGTGAGCGACAGCGATCCCATCGACGGGTCCGCGCTCTTCGCTGGCCTCGAAGATGAGATCTTTGCGCTCGACATGGCGATGTCCCAGCGGCACCGCAACGGGCGCTACAACGGCGAGCCGCAGATTGTAAGGGTGGGATTCGGGCAGCAGGCATCTCCGATGGGTGACGTGGGGCGAACTGCGAATCCGAGCGGACCAGCACCGTCCTCGTGGTTCTCGCAGTTTGTCGACAAGGTTACGGGTCGATGGACGCCGAATGGCGCCGCCACGAAGAAAGGCCCTGGCCGCTTCTGGGATGTGCCGCAGGGCGGCGACGCGAAGATGTTGGAGAGCAGCGGTGCGGGCGCGCAGATCCTCACCGCTGACATCGATGGGCTGACGAAGACGATTAGGGAGGCTCGGAGCATCGTCATCGCGAGCCCCGAGACGATCTCTGCGAACGCGTCGGCGGCTCTCCTCCGCCAGATCTTCGAGCCAATGCTAGGCGTCGCAGACAACCTCCGCGAAGAGTACGGGCCGGTTCTGATCGAGATCGTCGCGATGCTCATTCGCATTGCGTGTGTGGCGAAGGCGCGGGGCATGGGTGTGCTGCTCGCGTCGCTCGACGAAGCAATCCCAGCCTTAGGCAAGTGCTTCGTGCGCGTGATGGGGAGCGGTGAGCCTGTGTGGCTCGGCGTGCCCGCAAGCCTCACGTGGGGCGAATACTTCGAGCCCACGTGGGCAGAGATTCAGAACGCGCTCGGCGCCGCACGTCTCGGCAACGGCGACCAACCGGTGCTGACGATCGAAGAGTCGGTGCGCCTTGTCGCGCCACTGCTCGGCATCCGTGACGTCGATGCGTACGTTGCGAAGCTGACCGGCCAGCACGCGGCAGCCGGTGAAGCGGCGCACGCGCTCTTGAACTCTGCGCTCGGCAACGACGCACCAGCACCAGTTGCCGACGTGGCTGTCGCAGATACCGCGATGAACGGCGCGCAGGTCGCGTCGCTTCAGTCGATCATCGAGTCGGCTGTCGCAGGGACGATGCCGGTCGAGACTGCACGCGCGATGATCGCGGCAGCGTTCCCGAGCCTCACCCACGAACAGATCAACGCCATCGTTTCGCCCCTCCCGCAGCATGCCGGTGTCGCTCAGGCGCACGCCGAACTGCAAGCTGAGCACGCGAGCCTCAAGGCATCGCACAACGCCAAGTCACGCATGCTCGACAACGTGCTCGCCGAGAACGCTGCGGGGCGTGTGGTCAAAGGCAGTCCAGTGGGGATCGGTGGTGCGAAGAGCGATGGTGGCAACGACCCCGCCGCCACCACGCCTAACGCGACGCCGTAATGCCTGCACCCATCGAAGACGCCCAGCGCGTACCCGAGTGGATCAGGTCGCTGGTATCAGACGCGCCGCGGAGTATTCCCACACCGACACGTCGTGCCGGTGGCAGCGGCGACACCGCGCAGACCAGAGCGGCACGTGAGCTACGGCGCATCATCTACGCGGCAATCGAACGCTTCACCAAGACGATGGAGTTCTCGCTCCACGTGCCCGGTGGGTACCGCAGTGGCGTGAGCTTCGACGAGGTCCTCGGCTACCTCGCCGATCGAGACAAGGACTTCGCGGCGGATTCGAAGCGCCTGAGGGAGCGAGTTAAAGCGGCGCTCATGGCGGAGTACGAGAACTCCGACGCGATCCCGCTCTCCCTCGAATTCCGCGAGACGGCCGCCGAAGCAATCCTGTCCACCATCGTCGCGCGCATCGACAACAAGCTCCGCGATGTACCGATCGCAGCGAATGCGTCCAGCTACTCGCGATGGAAGCTGGCCCACGGCTTCGACAGCCGCGTCGGCCAGCGCACCGGGAAGCTCCGCGACGCGATCAACGACCGCGGTCGAGTGACCGTGAGAGCGAACACACGATGAATGAAACGACCGTGAAATGTCAGGCGTGCGGGTGGAGCGGCATCACCGCCCACGCGTGCGCCGGATGCGGCGGGCAGGACTGGGAGCCTGCTCAAGAGCCCGCACCGAAGTCTGATCCTCCCGCACCCACTGAACCAGTTTCGCCGTCGCGCAAGCCGCGCCGGTAACGAGCAACTCACATGGCAGCAGTCGCAGCAGTAATGGTCGATCGCGTGATCGAGCGTGTCCACAAGGCCGGTCCGAGCGGATCAATCAACCGCATCATCCTCACTCTCTACGCCACCAACGGCGCGACTCAGGTCGCGGGTGGAACCGACACCCTCGACTTCGACCTGTCGAGCGCCGCGGTGCACGGACTTCGTAGCGGTGAGACGCTCACGCCCCGCTCGGCATGCGTCCCGCAGTGCGCGCAGTCGTCCAGCACCGAGTACGCGGGCACCGTCAGCATCTCGGGCAGCACCGTGTCGTTGACGCCGAAGACCACGGCGGCGTGGTCGGCGAATGCCACCGTGGCGGCATCGGCTCTCGTGATCCCGTTCGGCGTCAAAGTCGTCTGCGACGTGACGTGATGAGCATGGACATGCCGATTGCACCGGCAGGTGAGATGCCTGCCGCAGAACCAGCGGAAGGCGAGGGCGCGAAGGCTGTCATCGACGCGGCGAAGGCTGCGTTGGATGTGGCCCTCAGCGACCCCGACATGAAAGCGGCGATCGAGAGCACAGGAGCCCTCACGCTCTCGTTCGCAGACAACGGCGACATCGATGTCGAAGCGGACGACGCGAAGACCACGGTGCTGGCCAGTGAACTCGGTGCCGGTGATGCGGACGACTCTGCATCGCCTCCGCCGATGCCGCCGATGGCGGCGTAACAGAAACGAGACCATCACATGAGTGATCCCGTGAATCCGACGACGGTGCCGCAACCCGCAGCGCCCGCCGCCGCAACGCCTCCGTCTGCGCCCGTAGCGGCACAGCCTGCGGCTGCCGCTATGCCCGCTGCACCGCAACCCGCAGCGCCCGCACAGGCGGTAGCGGCACCGGCGACGCCAGAAGCGCCGAAGCCGGCCGACAAGCCGTACGTCAACCCGCACGCACGCATTGCTGCGCGCGCAGCAAACGGCCAAGCGCAATCCGCCGCCACCGTCGCCGAACTCGGCGCGAAGTACACCGCCGCGCAAGCGACAATCGAAGCGCAAACGGCCGCACTGAAGGTGCACGCCGATACGACGCTCGCTGCGCTCCCCGAAGCCACGCGTAACGCCGTCATCAAACGCGCAGGCACCGATCCGGTGAAGCAGCTCGAAGCGATTGCACTGCTTCGTGAAGCGGGGGCGCTGAACCCGCCTCTCCCCGCTCTCGCCAGCACCGCGCCGACGATCGCGGCTCCCGCCGCCTCGCCGACCAACGATCCCGACGTCGCGATGTACCTCGATTGGAAGGCTCTTCGTGACAAGGGCCTCAGCACCCGTGCCGCCTCGCTCCGTGACTCGAACCGCGCCGCCATCGAAGCAGGCGAGCGCAAGCACACCGCCTCGAACTGAACCCGTTTCTCTCCTCGCGGTCGCCTAGGACGCGCCGCGCACGGCCTTCTCCATGTCTCTCTCTCGACTGACTCTTCCGCAGGCATTCCTCGACAAGCTCTCTGACAAGATCCTCCTCCCGCCCGAGCCCGATTACTTCTACGCCAACCTCATCTTCGGCGCCGTCGCAGAGTCGGAGCTGAAGGCGAGCGGTGCTGTCAGCGTCGGCAACCGCAGCTTCGCAGGCAGCGGTGCCACGACCCCCGACGTGCAGGCGATGCCGGGCGGACTGAATCCGGCAGGACTGCTTTCCGAAGCGGTCTCTGTCGAACGCTTCGCTGTTGGCCAGGGCTCGACCGTGAAGATGAACCGCACGGTGTACAGCGACACCACGTACACCGAGGCGAGCCGTCGTGTAACGCGCGCGACGATCGGCACGACCGCGGTCGACCTGACCGGCGAGCAGGTGGCGCTCACCATCGAGCGCTTCGCGGGTCCGTACAGCAGCGGCGCATCGGCCGTTGGCCCGCACGTGATTGAGGACTTCGATCTCGACAAGGCGAACGACGATCTGATCGACAAGGTGCAGAAGCACCTCCGTCGCGACCGTATGAAGTTCGTCGATAGCGTCGTCGCGCTGAAGCTGTTGACCGCCCCCGCCGCGGCGACCACGTCGTACTGCTACCCAGGCGATCCGAACCTCACGCTGTCGTCCGACGACTCGGCGTTCCTCTCGGCGGGCGACCGCTCGTGGGACCTCGAGTCGTGCTTCCGCGCGGAGCAGATGGCGCTCGACGCGAAGATCCCGACCTTCGCGAACGGTCGCTACTGCGCTGTCATCTCGCCGAAGCAGCAGCGGCAGATGAAGACCAATTCTCGCTACGAGAAGATGGTTCAGTTCCACACGGACAAGAACCCGATCTACTCGAAGTACATCGGCACCATCGGCATGACGGACTTCTTCGTCAGCCAGACGAACCCGACGGCGACCGCGAACAGCACGATCACCGTGCAGCGCGGCGTGCTGTTCGGCCCTGGCGTCCTTGCGTACGGCATCGGCAGCAAGGGCCTGCGTGTGCAGCCCTCGGACGACACGAACTTCGGACAGCGCGTGAGCCTGCTCTGGATGGCTGACGAGGGGTTCCAGGTGCTCGACAACCGCTTCGCCATCTCTCTCCGCTCCGACTGATTCGAGCGAGACCAGGACACAACATGGCATTCATCAACGAAGGGGCACGGCGTTCGCTCGCCGCGCTCGCATCGGCAACTAGCGCGCAGGACACTGCGCGCAACGGCACCGCCCTCACGACGAACCAGATTCACCCTGGGTCGCTCGTCGCGAAGGTCGCGGTCACCATCGTCACCGGCAGCGTCGTTGCTACGTTCAAGTGGCAGGTTAGCGACGACAACAGCACGTTCTATGATCTCAAGCTGCCGAACAACGCGGCCGAAGTAACGATCACCGCGACGGCTACGAGGGCGATCCCCGCCCCTGATGGCGTCGGGTCGTGGAAGTACGTTCGTCCTGTCATCACGCTCTCTGGCGCGCCGACTGCTGCGGGCGATCTCACCGCGGTCGACTGCAAGTTCTTGCAGTTCAACGACCTCGAGTAAAGCCACGTGTCGACGCTCACCGATGACGAAATCGCTCGGATCAAAACCGAGTGCTGGGACCATGTTGTCGACGTGGGTGCGGAGCCGTACATCGGCTTTCACCCCGTCTTCAACACGGTTCGCGACTACGTGAAGTCGTCGGACACGCCAGCAACGTCGAGTTCGACGGCGATCACTGGAGCCGGGGCGACGACGATCACCGTCGCTTCGGCTACTGGTCTGTCTGTTGGGATCAAGATCGTGCTCGACGTCGATGGTCAGCGCGAGACGTGCACGATCAAGAGCCTCAGCGGCAACGTCGTCGGCATCAATGCGCGCAAGGCGCACAGTGGGACGTATCCCGTAGAGATCGAAAGCCCGCTGACGATCGTCCGCGGAATCCTCTTCGACCTTTCCAAGCTCGAAGACACGATCACGACGTCACTTGATTCATCGGGCATCAAGCGCGCTGATGAGGTCGAGTTCTTCGGGCCGAACGACGGCGGCAATCAGGCAACGCAGCTGATGCGGAGCCAGTACGCGCTCCGAATGGAACTCGCCCGACGCATCGGTCTTGCCGAGTACGCAGCACAGAAGGCGCCGAGCAGCGGCGGCTTCGAGGTCTATTGAGATCATCATGTCCAACGCCATCGACGGAACGAACTACGCGACGATCCGACCGTTCACGGTCGACTTCACCAGCGGCGCGAGTACGAACGAGCAGAGCATCGTGAGTGGTAGCTATGTGCTGTGCGCCACGCAGGACTGCGTGGTGAAGTTCGGCGCAACTGGACTGACTGCGGCGGCAGCGCTCGCATCGACGCAGCCGAGTGCGGCGGCCACGTTTTCGATCCAACTTCGCGCCAACATCCCATGGGCGATCGACCTTGCGCCCGATCTCTACCTGCGCGTCTACGGCAACACTGCCGCGGGCAAGCTCGACGTGCATGGGCCGATCGGGCGCGCGGCACAACCGTAGCCGATGACCAGCCCACTGGACCGCTTCCGCCGCGCTGCCGATGTCGGGCGCCGCGCTGTCGACAGCCTCGGCATGCGGCCGACGACGGTCACGATTCGCGTCGAGACCTGGAGCGCCGCATACGGAACGGCGGGCGCGACGCTCGTGAGCGCGTCAGAGACTGTGCTGTCACCGTCGCCAAAGGTGTCGCGTGCCGCATCGATCCCGTCGTACTTCGGCGGAGGCGCAGCTTCCAATTCTGGAGCGTCACTGTCCGCTGAGTCGTACGTGATCGGGCCGATTACACCGGCGTTCTCGGCTGGCGGCTATACGATCGCACAACTTGCGCCGACGCAGGTCGACACGACGATGCGGGTGCTCGTGAAGCTCGCAGGCGGCAACGAGTTCGATGATGCTGGCGAGAACTTCGTGATCGCCCCAGGCGGAGTCGATGCGACGCGACCGCTCCGCGTGATGCTCACCGTTCAGCGATCACAGCAGTAGGCGCACCATGTCCGACTTCCTCGACCCGATCGAAGCCTGGATCGTGGGCCGCATGGAGCAAGGCACAGGGTCTCGTCCGCTGACTTCCGGTCGCTTCCGTCGCAGCGCATCGAACGCACCGCTTCGTGATCTGAACTACCCAGCGAACATCTTCGACCGCGGTTACGAGCTGGAGTGGCAGAGCGACGAGGACTTCGGCGCTCCGTACAACGCGAAAGACGGGGCTGCGAATCGCCTCGTCATGCTCGCGATGAACATCGGGTATGTGAGCGGACCAGGGGCGAGCGGCAACGTTGATACGACAGGAAGTGAGGTCGCTTCGACGGCGGTCCTGAACGCACGCAAGCGCGCCATCTCGGAGGCTGCGATGATCCAGCGCGCATTCATGGCCGATCCGACCTCGTCGTCAGTCGGCGTTGAGTGGGCGATGATGAAGCGCGACGGCGCGACGGTAATCGAAGACCTCGGCGGCGGACGCATCCTCAGCGTGACGCGCTGGCCGATCCTCGTGACGATCGATCCAGCGACGGATCATTCGCCGTAAGACGACCATGCCTGTCCGCGTCAACCTCGAGCCCATTCGCAAGCTCGAACAGTTCCTTCGCTACATCGGCGGTCGATACGTCGTGTTCGCGGAAGGCATCACCGAGCCGTCTCGGATGAAGCTCGATCTGTTGACGGCGACGGGACGTCCGTTCTTCGAGGTCACGCCAGTGATGCGGGCCGCGATCCTCGCTGAGTGGAAGCGGAACCTTGGAACGGTGCTGAGCAAGCGCGGTAACGCGCTGAACTTCGATGCCGCTTCCCGTGTACTCGGCGCCACGGTCAAAGGCGTGATCATGCGCCGGTTCGATACACAAGGCGGCGACGTGACGCTTCGCCCGCTATCGCCTCGATACGTCGACCACAAGCGTCGTGCGGGGTTGGACCCGCGTATTGGCATTGCTCGCGGCGTCCTCTACCGCAACTTGCAGCGCGCTCGTTTCGTGCTGCGGAAAGTGAGTTCGTGATGCGACTAAAGTTCTACCGCGGTGAGAGCGCAGATGTGATCCACGCACGCGCCGAAATCGACGGACCTTTCGCCGAGTCGGGGCCTGCTGCCGAGCGAGCCGTCCGCACGTGGCTTGCCAGCGTGAACCCGTCCGCCGTCCTCGGCGCTCCTCAGCTTGTCAGCACTGGCCACGGTGCCGTCTGCGAGATCGCGGTGCGTGGCGTTGCGATGCCGAACCCACCGGCAGCTACATCTGCCAACGACGTCGCTCCGCCCGCACCGGAGGCCGCGTGACATCACGCATCCCCCACGAGCGCCGTCGCGCGCTCCTCGTTGCTGCGCATCACGCATGGAGCGCCATCGCGTCGCTCGCGCAGGCGCTAGCGCCGACGCCGCGACGTGTCCTCCAGAGCACTCTTGTGCGCGTTCACGTGCATCTCCGCGCCGAGTCCGACGACTTCGCCGCGAACGATCGCATCGTGCACGCCGCAGCAGCCAACGACACCGCGCCGAACTGAGACGCGCGGCTTCCCCGTCAGTACAGCAGCCCCATTCCCCAGCGAGGCTCCGCCCGCTTACGGACCCATCATGTCTGGACAAGTCGACATTATCAGCGAGCAGGGCTCGACGTACCTCGGCATCGAATCTGCGTTTGGTGCTGGCGCTGGCGTAAGCCTTGAGCGCGCGGTCCCGCTCGGCGGGTCAGTCAAGCCAGGGTTCAAGCGCGATCAGCTTGCCGTCCGCGACGAGCGTACTCGCGGGTTCGCGCACATCAAGAATATCCAGGGCCTCAAGAGCACCGACGCGACGCTGGAACTGGAGTTCGCCGCAAAGGCCGCGCTCACGCAGTTGCTCGGCCCGAGTGCTGTCGCAGACACCACGGGTCAGTACCTCATGAGCCTGATCCTCGGGCTGTGGGGCAACTCCATCGGCGAGAACTTCTGGATCGCGCAGGGCAGCACGGTTGTGTCCGCGACGTCGAGTTCTGTGACGGTGACGGCCGGCCACGGTGCGACGCGATTCAAAAAGGGCCAGTGGATCGCGGTGCAGATCGGCGCGGCGCAGACGCAGCCGGTACGCATCACGAACATCGTCACCGACACGTTGAGCGTCTGGCCGAACTTCACGAGCACGCCGACCGCAGGCTACCTCGTAGGCAACGGCGTGACGATCGCGCCGTCACAAACGCACAGCTACTCGCTCGAGATCGCGCACGCGAAGAGCGTTGGGATTAGCGGGCTCTCTGATGCGCAGTGGCAGGCGCGTGGCGTCACAGGAGACCTGAAGGTCGATTGGAAGCGCGGTGAGCTGATGAAGTTCAGCGCGAGTCTCAAGGCGGCGACCTACGAGCGCGGTGCACTCGGCTTCAGCACTGCGTATGCGGGCGAGACGATGAGCGCGGCGCAGGTGCCGCTCGTCAGCGTCATTACGTTGCTTCAGCCATTCACGACGACGACCAGCGTGAACTACCCGCTCGTAGAGGCTGGCGTCGAGTTCGCTGGCGGCATGATGCAGGTGAAGAATCACGGCGCGAATACGCCCGGCACCAACGGCGTCGAGACCGTCACCGGCGTGCTCCGTGTGCCAGTGCGTCCGTTCGCAACCGCGACGGTGAAACACCGCTTCGACCCAGCCGCATGGACCGAGTTCGATGCGCAAACGAGTGTCTGTCTGGTTCAACTCGCACAGATCGGAACCGGACTCACCGCGCGCTACGTCGGGTGGGAACTGCCGAACGCGTACCAAAGTGCCGAGCCGCAGATGATCGGCGAGGACGGCGTCGAGCGCATGGTTCGCACCTACGAGTCACTCGAGGACGCGAACGTTACGAGCGCGAGCACTGACCTCGGGTTCGGACCCGCTCGCCTGATCTTCCTCTGAGCCATCATCGCGCGGCGCGATTGAACGCCGCCAAACGTCGTGCGGCGCGACGAATTGAACGCGCCGGGAAAGATTGATCATGCAGAAGCCGACGGGCTCGCTTCGGGCCGTACTTGTCCACCCTCACTGCCGGAGCGACGCGCTCGATCCGGAGATGGACTTCGCGAAGTACATCGAAACGCGCGATGAGTCGCTCGTGAAGGTTCGAACCGGAATGGTCGCGCCGTGGTTCGTGCTCAAACCCATCAAGAAAGTGCTGTGCGCTGAGCATCTCGACACCATTCAGACGCACACGGCACGAGCGCACGCATCGTTCCTCGTGGCTTGCCACGAGATCGATTGCGGCAACGACCGCATCCTGAAGCCTGAACCGGGCGAACTCACGCCCGGCGCGTACGGATCGCACGTTGCGTCGGATGAGTGGATGGATCGCGTCGCTAACGAGTTCGGACTCGAAGCCGTCTACGAGATGGGTCACCTCGCATGGCAGCGCGCACGGCTCAAGGCGGGCGCCGCTGGCCCTTTTACGTTGTGGGCTGGAACGGGAGTCGGGCGCTAAAAGAGGCGTTCCGAGACGCCCCGTGCGGCTGCGCCATGGCCGACAAGGCGCGAAAGAAGGGCGACTGCGAAGGCGAGGCGCACGGCAACGGCTTTGCCGAGATGTGGCGATGCCCGAACCGCGGGAGCGCGCTCCGTGAGTCGACCGAGCATCTTCCGCCGAACTGCCGCACGACGATTGATCGCGTCGAGCGACTCACGGGCGCACGCAGCCTCTGCACGTGCCCGCTCTACTACACACGGCTCGATTGGGTTCACGAGGCCGCGCTGCTGAGAGCGCGTCGTGATCAGAACATTCTCGCGCTCACCAATCCAAATCTCGACTCAATCCAGGTCGACTGCATGGAAGCGATCGACGTCGGCTACGGCGCGCGGATGCAGCACGAGGCGGACGAGCGCGAGGCGAAAGCCGAGCACGACGCGCTCGAAGCGAAACACAACGCGATCGGCCGTCGTGTCGGCTCGCTCGGGTAATTCACGATGGCAGAGAAACTCATCGACGGAGAGGTATCGGTTGATACCTCAAAGGCGCGCGAGAACCTCAAGAAGCTCGACCTCGCCGCAATGGAGTCGTCTGCCCTGTGGGAGACGCTCGGCGAAGAGATGGAGCAAGCCGTCGCGGAGGGCGCGAAGGCCGCGAAGAAGGCAGCTGACGATGCCGCGAAAGCGGCCAGCGATGCCGCGAAGGCTCTTCAGAAGCTCCGTGACGACGCCGAGAACGCACGCGAGAAATCGAGCGAACTTTTCACGAAGGGCATCGGTGGCGGGGAGGCTGCTGAGAAGATCAAGTCGATCAGCGACGGCTTCAAGATCGCTGGCGACAAGGCCAACGACATGGGCACGCGTGTCCGTGCCGCGGCCGGGTCTGTCGGGATCATGGGGCGCATGGTTGCCGGCGCTGCTAGCGAGGTCCTGAACTTCGTGCGCGAAGTCGGCGAGGCCACCGCACGCGTCGACCAGCACCAGCGGATGATCCGCGCCCTCGGCGAATCGTACCAAGTCACGAACGCGCTCACGCAGGGCGCGATGAATGCCGCCGAGCAGTTCGCGGTTCGCGAGCAACTTCTAGCTCACAACACGTTCCTGCGCACCGAACAGACAGCGACGCTTAACCGAGCGATGCGCGAGTTTGCCGCGATCCACGGCGGCGAAGCGAGCGCCGCGATGCAACGGTTCACGCAGGCTGTCGAGCAGGGCGACAATGTCGCGCTTGCACAGTTCAACGTGCACTTAGACGCGAGCGTCCCGGCCGCTCGTCGGATGCAGGCGGCAATTGATCAGCTCGCCTCCGCACAGCGCGACACGCCCATCGTCCCACCGACGGAGACGGAGCGTCAGAGATCGTTCACGCAGTGGCTCGGCGACACCACCGACGCGCTCTACACGTACACCGCCGACGGGCTGAACCCGAACCGCGAAGCGATGCGCGAGTGGGCGCAGAACGTCACGACCGTTACGCGCTCCATCCAAGAGCAGCGGCAGCAGTTGCTCGCGCAGCAGCAGGCGAGCGATCAGGTCAAGAACGCGATCGCGAACATCAACCACGTCCTGCGCGATCAGTTCAATCAGAACCTCACGAACGCTGGCCTCCTCGTCGCGTCCATCACCGCTCGCGTCGTCGAGTACACGACAGCACTCAATCGAGCCTCGAACGCATCGCAGCGATTCGCGTTCAACGCTGACATGGGTGCCGAGCAGAACGCGTCACGTCTTATGGGCGCGCAGCAGCTACTCGCGAACCTTCGCTCACAACGGGCCAGCGATCGCACGGTCCGTCGCGAGATGCGGCTGAATGGCGCAACAAACGACGAGCTGTCAGCGATCGGACTTGGCGGTGGTTCTAGCGGCGGAGCAGCCGCGAACCTTGCCGATCTGAAGCGAGGCGTATCCGAGGCCATCAACGAGATCGGTCGTCTGGGCGGAACGTGGGAACTCCTCCAGCGCCAACGCGGCGAGACCGAAGAGCACTTCTGGCACCGCTACGAGGAGCACGCACAAGGCGCGCTCGAACACGCACGGCAAGAACTCGAAATCACCCGATCGATCGAGGACCACCACCGAGCACTGCTCCAGGTCCTGCGCGACGAGAAAGCGCTGAAGGACGCGGACGTCACCGTCAGCAAGGACGCAGCTGCCGGCACCACTCGCGCGGGCACCTACTATACGAAGGGGCAGGGAGCGATCTCGGGCGGCGAGTACGGGGCCGACAGCGACCAGCTGCGCCAGATGCAGCAAGCGTCGGACTACTCGCAGCAATTCGCCCAGACCTTCGGCGCAACCGCCGAGAACATCCAGACCACCGCGCAGACCACGGCAAGCATCGTCGGTCAGGCGTGGGGTGCGATGACGGGCTCTTTTAAGAGCCACCTCGGAGCACTCATCGAAGGCAAAGAAGACGCGGCAGCTGCATTCGGTGGGATGCTCCACGAAGCGCTCCTCAGCATCGCCGAAGAATCTACGATCCAAGCGCTGTTCAACGGTGCGAAAGCTGTCGCAGCCCTAGCCTCGCAGCAGTACGCGCAGGCCGGTCAGTTCGCGACGGCTGCTGCGATGTATGCGGGAGTGGCGGTGGCGACGGGATTGGGAGCAGCGGCAACCACGCCGCGATCTGCGGGTGCTGGCGCTGGCGGCGGGTTCACGGCGGGAGCTACCTCTCGCAGCGCTGGTACCGGACCGTCGAACGACAACGGTACTGGCGGCTCGGTCACGAACATCATCAACATCACGGGACTCGCGATGACGCGACGGGATGCGCAGGACGGCGTGGGGCGCGCGCTCGATGGGTACGGGATGCGGAACCGTACGCTAGTGAGCAACCGACGAAGGGCCGCCTAGTCGCAGTTCGGCGGAGCGCATACGAGCCTGCCGCCGCCTTCATAGCAGAACATATTTGTGCCGCATGAATCGCCAACTCGGCTGAATGCACAGGTCGAGTAGCAAGCTCCATTGATGCACGCATCTGACCCCGACGGACAGTCGGAGTCGGCCGCGCAAGTACGAGTGCAGATTCCGTAGCGCGCAGTAGTTGGGTATGCGCACACGAGACCTGTCTGACACGCGCGGTCCGCACCTAGCCAGCACGTTTCGCCAAGACGACGCGGCTCCCCGACCTCCATCTGGCGGAGCCGCGCGCACGCCTGATCCTCCGGCGAGGCGCATCCCGCCATCGCGCCGACCGCCGCCACGAACACCATCGTCGCTGTCCACTTCATAGCCGCACAAGGTAGCACACGTGGCCGCAATCCCGATCACCTCCATCTTGAACACGACGTTCAAGCTCCTGACGTCAACCGTGCTCACGGTGACGGATGACCAAGGGATCGGGCGTAGCGTCACGCTTGCGACGCTCAGCACGGACACGTTCTGGCGCGTCTACCTTGCGAGTTCGGCGAGCCCGGGAACTCCGTCCACCACGGCGGCGAGCCCGAAGAGCTTGCTGGCTCACATCACCAACAAGCTCAACGCCGGTGGCTCTGCGATCTGGAGCGTCGCGCTGAACAGTGCGGGCTTCGTGGTGTTCACGTACACCGGCGTCACCCGCGCCGGCTCTATCACGTGGCCGGGATCGATCGTCGAGAACGTGCTCGGGTTCACGAGCAACATCTCCGTGACGCTGCCTGCGGGTGGCGCGAACACTCAGACCGCAACCTACCATCCGCAGTTCAGTGCGTACTTCATCTCGCGCGAGAACGACACTGGCTGGCAGGATGACGGGCCGCTCGTAGCGATCGCACATCCACGAGGGGCGGCGCCGTACGGATGGAGCGACACGTCTGCGCTCGTCACACGCACGTTCGACGCGAAGTGGCATCCGTACACGTGGAGCAGCAGGACGTCAGCGGGGCTGTCCTCAACGGACCCCAGCGGAACGCCTGTGTGGGGCGATGGCTCTCGCTGGAAGACGCGATCTCGCACAGCCGGCATGACGAATCCGACCGGCCTGAACGACTTCTTCGCCGCTGTCGCCCTGAACTCGTCCGACGGAACGAACCTCTGCGGCGCGCTCCTCGGCACGTACCCAGAAGTCCGCGCGGGCAGCGTTACGACGTACGACGAGGTCTACGTGCACGCAAAGACGCTGGCTGCAAAGAACGTCCAGACGCCAGCCATCGCGAACAACATCGTCTTCGACCACTGGCCCGGCATCACGCTTCAGCATCATCAGACTGGAGTTGCGTTTTGAAATTCTGCGCGCGCGTCGATGGCCTTCCGTACCTTCTGGGTACGGGCGGCGTGACGTCCATGCCGACGTCGAGCGATGCCGACTGGTCAAGCGATCTCACACTTCTGACCGGCGCACTCGAGATCACGTCCATCGCACTCGACGAGCGCTGCGCGCCGATCTTCGGAGACCTCCAGGTCGGCGGCATGACGCTGCATGTGCACGATCTGAGTCCATCGAGCGGCATCGCGTCTGGCCACCCCTTCGTCACATACCTCGACACGCGTGAGTCGACGATCGTGGATCGCACGTGGTTGACGTCTGGCCTCGACGAGAGCGAGACAGGGACGATCGCGGTCGACGACACGAGCGCGTTCGCCGCGTCTGGTGTGGTCTGGATCGACCGCGAAGCAATCGGGTACGCATCCAAGACATCCACATCCTTCGACACGCTCACGCGCGGCAAGTATGGGAGCCTCCCGGCGTCTCACGTTGTCGACGCCGACACGACATTCACCGCGACGGTGTGGAGCACTTTTCCGCCAGGTGGGTTCGAGGGGCGGCGCGTAACGCTCTGGTACGTCAACGCTGACAACGTTGCTCGGCTCTTCTACGTTGGCGTCGTCCGCGATGGACCGAATCTCACTGAGGGAGATGACCATGTCGACGGCGCCGTGTGGGAACTCCCGCTCGAAGCCGCGTGGAATGTCGAAAAGGAAAACCGCCTTGGGATGCAGCTCAGCTCAACCCGAGTGACTGGGTTCGACGGGCTGCGCGTGCAGACGCTGGTTCGGTATCCCGGCGATCCGTGGGGCCTGCGGTCGTTCATGACGCAGTCCGACACGGACAGGTTCCAGTCGACACTGGCCGAGGTTCTTTCGATCCAAGAGCGCCAACTCAACGGCACCTTCACGTCGGCTGGCGTCAACGCTCGCGCATCGTTGCGCCAAGAGGGACGCGGCGTTGTGCTCCGCGTAACCGGCAACGTCGGCGGACAGCTGACGATCAATCTCACGGTCGGCACGACCGAGGTTACTGGCGTCTCGTCAGAGTCGTCCGACCCGCGCCTTGCACAAGCGATCGTCGAAGACGCACCGACGACGCTCATCGGTATCGGCGAGACGATCGCCGAAGGAAACACATTTCCGGTCTCCACTGTCTTCGGCATGCCATCGTCGTGGACGCCGGATGTTCGGACGGACTCGCCGTACACAACGACCGTTCGCTACGTGCTCGCTGGTGCGTACGGTGAAAAGACACTCGCCGTCATCGAGCCAAGCGCGCACAGCGCAGCGCCGCCAAGCATCACGGCTGAGCGTGCCCGCGTCGTCAACCGAGACACCGGGATCGAGGATCCGACGCCGGGTGTGTTCGTCGAGTCGCCGCTCTCGCTCCACCTTGCCTCCCGCGTCACGACGACCCACTGGCTCCACGGCCTTCGCTATGGCGTCATCGGCGACACGTCTGTATCGCCGCCCATCAACGGCCCGGTCTCGTCCGACGTCGACCCGCGCAACTACGACTGGAGCCGCGTCGACTACGCACTGTTCCTGAGTGGCACGGCACCATCTGCGCGCACGTGGATTCTCGATGGATCGCAGACGCTCTCACAGATCTTCTGTGATGCGCTCGCGTTCAACGGGATCGGCCTCGGCATCAAGAACGGCAGAGTGTCCCCCTTCGCGTTCTCGCCGCCGCGCCGGTCTGAACCCATCGCGGCGACGATCACGAGCACGGGTCTCGTCGGCAAGTCCTGGTGGAAGCGCAACGACACGTGTCTTGCGAATGTCATCCAGGTCAGCGCAGGCAACTCGACGAACATCGTTAACGACCAACTGAGCATCTCGCAGTGGGGGCAGCGCCGTCCGATCGATCTCGCGTACCCGCCGAACGAGCGTGGCGTGAGCGTGTCGGACGATCCGCGAGAGCTGGCATCGCAGGTACTCCACCGCGTGCTCGGGCTGTGGTCGCGACCGACATCGGTTCGCACGGTCCATCTCTCTGCTGAAGAGTTTTTCAACGTCTGGACCGGTGACTACGTGACTGTCACCGACTGGCTCACGCCGGACGGCAGTGGTGGTCGCGGGCCGCAATCGAAGACGGGACAGGTTATCGGGAAGCGCCTTGAGATCGAGGCTGAAGAGAGCGGCTTCAGCGCCGTCATGTCGCTCGACCTACTCTCGTACGGTCGGCCAGACATCGGGTCCTATGCGCCGTGCTGCAAGGTCGGAAGCATCGGCGGCGCGACGCTGAGCATCTCGACGGCATTCCTCGGTGCTGGCGCAGGAGGCACCAGCGCGATCACAGACTTCGCAGGGTCGAACCTATCGACGTACGACAGCACCGCGAACGACGGAGGTGTGACGCGCTTCGCGATTGGTGACCGCGTGAAGCTTCGGAAGCTGGACGTGGACACGGTCGTCGAAGAAGCCGGCTTCGAGATCATCGACATTGACGATGTGGCGAACACGATCGAGCTGGACGCATCGCCGACAACGGTCATCGGCGTCGGTGAGTTTTGGGTGATCGTCTTCGACGACTACTACGACGGTACTGCCATCACCGACAACATGGGCGACCACGCGTGGGTCGGTGACTACACGACGAACGTGATCGGCACGAGCACGAACCCGGCCGACTTCTGGGCACCGTAGATGGCTCACATCGGCGAATACATCCTGCCGCGGTACATCAAGCACCCGGCACCCGGCACCAGTGCGCCCGGCGCGAACGGCATCACGCTAGATGCCGGTACCGCGATCATCCTCGACAGCAATGCATCGTGGCTGTGTCGAGAGTCGTGCAGACAGATCACGACTCACGCCGGACCAGGATCCATCACAGTCTTCGCGGGCTCGTCCAAGCTGTTCACCGAGGGTGTCTCTCTGCTCGGCCCGCCGCGCGCCGACTCGGCACCGACGACCATCGGCGAGATCCCGTGGGACCGCAGGACCGCCGTCCGCCTCGGTCCGTTCCAACTTGTGGCTGACGAAGAAAACGCCGAGGGCGCACTGGTGCCGCGAAAGGTTCGGTTCGCGGTCGACGTGAGCAAGAGCGGCGGCGTGACGCTCGACCTGTACGTAGCAATCACGCAGATCGAGTCGACGCGTGCCTTGCGAGACGGAGAGGCGCTGGCCTTCGGAAACGAAGTGAGCGTCACGACGGGTATCTGGCCAATCGATGTCGTCCCTGAGCTTCCGGCCCCGGGATCCTCGTTTCAGTCGTGGCGCAATCAGGCTGACACCGCCGACGTCTCAACGGCCACGTTCGTCAGCACGGCATGGTTCTGGGTCGGGTGGCGCGCGATCGGCGCGGGCACAGCATCGATCAACGGATTCAGCATCATGGAGACGCGTTAGATGACGACGCCCGTTCCACAGAACGAGCAGACGCCGAGTGTGAGCAGGCTGGTCGTTAACGCACCGGTATCAGCGACTGGACCGCAGCGACTCAACAACGACCTCCTGTTCCTGAACAGCGGCATCGCGCATCCGATCTTCAACGCGGGTGGGCTGCCTTCGATCTCTAGTGGCTCGCACAAGTGGTACGTCGCGTACACGAAGTCGCCAGGTATCAAGGCGCTCAAGATCACGATCGAGGCGAACGTTGCCGCCAGCGGAACACGCCCCGCGATGACCGTCACGGTCACGTGCAGCGGAACCGTGAGCTGGATCGAATCGAGTACATCGCTGGTGCTGAACGGCGCGAGCGCCGGAGTAACTGCCGACACCACGGTATTCTCCGACTCGTCGCAGACGACGAATCACCTCGACGTGAGCCAGCTCACGAACGGCTCCACGTACGAACTCATGATCGATATTGCCGACGCGAGCGGCACAGCCGGCATCTCCCGCGGCCTCTACGCGATCAACATCACCGAAGTGCCGCTGAGCGACACCACGCCCGACACCGCGCCGACAACGGAGATGGGCGCGTCTGGCGGATGGCTCATCGCGACCGACCGCAACCGCATTGTTGACGGGCACGAGACGAGCCAGAGCATCGGCTACCGCCGTCTCATTCAGCAGCTCCTCTATGCGCGGGACCAGCACTACCGACAGTTCCAGATCTGCCGGCCAGAAGACACGACGAACGCATGGCAGACCACGGCGACAGCGGCGACGGCATGGCCGTTTGGCTACACGGCAAACCCCACCTTCGAACTGCGTGGGCGAGCGCTCTACGGGACGAGCGTTGCCGAGACGTTCAATCTGAAGGTGCGCTACCGCACTTCGACGACGCAGCAGGTGTGGATTCGCGTTGCGGTCACACCGATCGGCGGCGCGACGACTAACTACGACTTCAAGCTCGCGAACTCGAGCGGCGCGTGGACGAGCACGACGGTTGATTCAGTTGGGGCAGCTCTCGCAGTTCCGATCCCGTGCTCATCGACGTCTGGCGGATTCAACCAGCACGCGCGAGTGCAGCTCTCTCTCTGGAACAACAGTGCCGGCACGGTCTACGTGAGCCAGCTGCATTTCCGTTCGGCCTGATGAGGACATCGATAATGACCACCCGTAGCTACGAAAGCCGCGTCTCCATGTCTTCGTGACCGCATTCGGCCGCACGCACGGCGCACGGGATCGGAGCAGGGGGCATGGGGGAGTGGCGAATGCCACGGTCTTCGCTGCCGACTTCACTGGCTTCACGCCCGGTGCAGGTTCCGCCACAACGCTCGACATCGCCGTCGCACGCTCGTCGTCCAACGCGACGGTGCAGACATCCGCGTCCACCGTCACGTCGGGCATCGGCACGAACACCGGCCGCATCTTCAGCGACGGCACGCACACGGGTCTGCTGCTGGAAGAGTCACGCACCAATCTCGTTGGCGACTCCGACAACCTAACGGCGGGGTCGTGGAGCGCAGGCACGGCGACAACGACGCGACCGCTCACGCCGTCTGGACCCGACTCGCAATCGCTCGCATCGCGAGTGGCGAACATCGGGGACCAGGCCGGGGCCTTCGCACAAGGGACGTTCGGTGCGGGTGCCGTAGTTGCGTCGTGGTGGAGCCGCACGACAGGCGGTAGTGCGGGCAAGGGACAGGGGTACCTCTACGACGGCACCAACGTCGTTGCGTCGATGCACAACATCGATGGGTCGTGGTCGCATCACGCAATCACACAATCCGGATCGCACGCATCCGCATCGTGTCAGTTCGCAGTCCACAGCGGACACGACTGGACGGCATCCGGTGGCGGCAATCCTGGCAACATGGACAACGTCTACCGGCTGCTCCAGCTGGAGCTTGCCTCGTTCGCGACCTCGCACATCGCGACGAGCGGAGGGACTGCGATCCGTGCCGCCGACCTCGCGAGCACGACGACGGACCTGAGAGTATCGGGCGCGCTCAAGATTGAATTCAGCCTACTCCCGCTTGGCGCGTCGTCGCAGTACGGAGCCGACCAGTTTCTTTGGTGGAAGGACGCGAGCAACAACGCGAAGATCGTTCAGAGCACGCGCAAGATCGCGGTCACGCTCAACGGCGTGACCGATACGCTGGGCGTTGCCGTGCCGGCCTACAGCGCACTCGACACTGTGAAGATCTACGTCGAGTGTGGCGGCGGTCTCACTACGCACGCGTGGGCGAGCGTGAACGGGACGGTTACCGATGTCGGCACGGGTAGCGTGTTGGCGAACGTCCCGAGCGGAACGACCTACCTCCTGAACAACAGCACCGCAGGCGTGCTGTCTTCGATCGTCCAGTACGTGAAGGCGTATCGATGAGTCGTCCGGGCTGGGTCGACGCGTACACGTCACAGTACCTCGATGGGCTCGGGTCAGACCTTTGCGCTTGGGACACGTATACGAGCACGCTGGTGGGGGGTAACTACCGCCTACGCAACTCGCTTAGCTCAAAGCGGATCTACACCACCGCAGACTCGATCACCGTCAAAGCGTGGTCGACGCAGACCACGTATCCCGGGATCGGCGTCGTTGATGTCTACGTGAATGGCGTGTTCGTTCAGTCGATCGCATGCACGGCGAATACGGTCACAACAGCGACGGTGACGCTTCCGTTTCCAGGCACGCAACAGCTCGTCGAGGTTTTCGACTCCGCGAACAACGCTGGTTTGATCGCGAGCGTTCGACTCGTGAATGTGCCCGATGGGCACACGTACGCGGCGATCACGCCTTCGGCCCCCGCAGTCCGCCTCGTGTTGGTCACCGAGTCCCGCACGCTCGCGGTCACGAACGACGGCGTAACGTTCGGCGACTCGCGTCGCCTCAGCATCGCCGGGCTGCTCCGAGACACGTTCGCAGGTCGCGTTGCGAACGTGGGGTATGGCGGCGACTCGCTGAACGCCGAGTACGTCGCAGGCGGCAATTCAATGGCCCCGCTCGCAGCGCAGACGAACGCGCTGTGCGATGGGACGACTCGGAACATCGTTCTCTACAACCTAATCTACAACGACCGCGGCAACGCGAACTTCGCGACGCAACTCGCGTCGTACGTCGCAGGGCTTCGACCCGACATCGAAAAGATCGGGATGCAGTCGTTCGTGTCGGGGTCGGACACGTCGTCACTGGATGCGTCTGTCGCGTCCATCTTCACGGCGGCGCCGAATGGACGAACGATCGTCCCGCGTGGTGGCAGCTGGCCGGACCTCACAATGTTCCCTGACGACGTCCACGGCAACGAGGCGATGCATGCGACCGCGACGCCGTTGATCGTCGCCGCAGTAGGCTGACGTACCGCTATCAAGCCCTCTCCGCCACGTAATCCCCGGCGCGAGCGAGAACGATAGCAGGCGAGTCCTTCACAGATCGTGCGACCACGTTGTCGTACTCGCTCACATTGCGCACGCGCGGGTTCACAACGAACAACTCTCCAACGCTGGTCACTTCGATGAGCACGCGTGTCTTCGGGTCCAGTCGCTGGAGCGATTCGATCAACTGCTCTGCTGTCATGCCCATTCCATAACACCGCCTCTTCTCTCCCGCACCCATCCCGCACGGCGACACGGTGTGCAGCATGAAGGTTCGTATCGCATGGAAGCTCTCCTCCACTGGTGGCCGGTGATCGCCGCATTGGCTGCCATCGTCGTCATGTTCGCTGACATCCGCTCGCAGTCGAAGCAGACCCGCGAGGACCTGAAAGAACATCGACGGGAATCCGCCGAGTCGAACAAGGCAATGGCAACGAAAGTGGACGGGGTGGTGTCTGATTTATCGGACGTGAAAGCTGACGTTGCCGGGATCAAAGCGCGTGTCGAAGTCACCGAGCGGCTACGAGCTGTGAAGTGATCGACGCACTCAACGACGGCTACCGCGCCGCGTACCTGCGCGCGATGGAAGAGGGGCAGACATTGCCAACGAGCATCGATGTCCTCGCCAACGTGCGGCGTCGATGGTCCGGCCTTCACGTCACCCGACACGACGTGCTCGTGCACTGTGAGACGTGCGGGTTGAAGCTGGCCGATGCGCCAGTGCCTCCGCCGCCGAGCAGAGCGCGACCCGTGGTGAAGCTGTGAGCGGTGAGACGATACCGCCGATCCGCCGTAGCTCCTCGGACATCCCGGCCTCCGCACTTCGCGAGATGGAAGCGGCCTACAACGAGCTGCGGCGCGAGCTGAGCTTGCTCGGCATCGACGCGCCTGCGATCGACCGCATCTCCAAGAGCAACCGCGGGCACATGCTCAACGCGTGCACCGAGTCGCAGCGGACCGGCATGAGCTTCGGAGCGCGTCACGCACTCGCAACCGTCCCCGCCTTCGTCGCGTGTCGCGCGTGCGGCGCAACGGTCGACGTGCCGCGATGAAGCGAGTGCTCACCGTCGCCGCGAAGGTCGCATTCACGGCTATCGCGTGCATCAGCCTTGCGTGGTGGCTCTACGGCCCGCGCTCGCACTGAACTCAACCGACGGTTCAGTTCACAACGGATTCCCCACCGACGCGCGGCAAGGCGCACGAGCGTGACTCCGCTCCTCACTGCCTCCCGCGCGTCAACTCGACTCCGACGAGCAACACGTAAGCGGCGCTTACGAGTTCGTCGGCTCACGTCTCAAGAAAGGCCGCGAAGACTCTTCGCCCACAGGTGAACACGTACATGCTCGCAACCGTACTCGCATTCATCGACGCGCACCCGCGCGCGATCCCCGCAACCCTCGCCGCGTTTGTAGCGCTCGGTCGCGCGGTCGCAGCTAAGCACGGCGACGCGATCAAGCATCGATACCCGAAGCTCGCTGCCGTCGCCGAGGGCGTCGCGCATCTCTCGCCCGATCTCGTGAAGGCCGCCACTGCGATCCTGCGCGCGTGGAAGCCGGGACTCCTCGGCGTGCTCACGCTGATGTTGGTGGCGTGCGCATCGCGTCCCTACAGCCCTGCCGAAGACACCCTCGTCGCAATCCACTCCACCGCGCACGGACTCGCACTCGCCGATAACCTCGTCGCCCCTCACTGTGGCGTCGCCTCACCCGCGCCGGACTGTCAGCGCTTCGTCGATGCGTACGATGGTCTGCGAGCCTCGCTCATCGTTGCCGAGCGCGCCGCATCCGAGTGGCGGCGAATCGGAGACGCGCCGTCTGCATGCGCCGCACGCGAGGCGCTGCGCGGTGCGCGTGGGGACCTCGACGCAGTGTTCGCCCTGCTCGCATCGCTCCACGTCGCGGTGCCCGCCGAAGTCGAGTCAGCCGCGCGCACGCTCGCATCCATCGCCAACAGCCTCGCCCATCAGTGCACCGCTGGAGACGCATCCCATGATTGAGATCGCGAAGCTCGTATTCGAACTGCTCGCCCCGATCGCGGCGAAGATGATCGACCACGCGATGGCGGGGAACGATCCACGCGATGTGCTCCGCGACGAGAAAGTCGCCGACGTGTGCCCTCCGCAGTCAGCAACGGAGCGCGCGATGCTCGCCGCCCGCAAAGGCGGGGCGCAGTAGTGGACGCCGATAGCGCTGCGCTGGTGAAGCTCCCGGCCGGGATCTAAGCAGCGCGGCGGCGCGGTCGCTGATCTGGCCTTCCGAGTTGTACGCACGCGTCACGAGCATGCTCTGTGCGGTAGCAGCCACACGATTTTGATCTGCCAGCACGCAGATTCGCTAGCCAGACAGCCTTGATCTTCCCGCACTCGCATCGTGCTCGCCATCGCTCTCCGTTGCGATGGTGAAAGTCGACGAACGTCAGAACTGTCCACCGTCCGAATCGTTCACCTTCCGAGCTTGATTGGTAGTGCTGCGCGCCGCGGCCCTTCGCAAACTTGTCGCGTGTGTTGTCGGACACAGTTCCGACACGCAGGTGCTTCGGGTTGACGCATAGCGGCGTGTCACACGTGTGCATCACAACGTCTCCATCGATTGAACCGTTGGTCAGTTCATAGGCGACGCGGTGAGCGAGCCTCGTGGCTCCGTTCATCCAGAAGCCTCCATAACGCTGACCTTTGCCCTTCGCGGTCCAGAGCCAACAGCCGTGCTCTCCGCGGCTCTTATCAACCTTCGACCAAAACCGAGTGTGTAGATCCATGGGCGACTCAGTAACCACGAACGACGCCGATACAACTGCGCTTCGTAAGCTTCCTGCCGGAATCTACATCCAAGTCTTTCGCGGCAAGGTTCCGGGCAGCACACGCACGCAGCGCCTCGCACTCTACACGGCGAAGGTGCGCGAGTTCGCAAGCCTCGGCGCAAAGGGCATCGCGCACCACGGCTTTTCGACGGAGCTAACGGCGGATGCTCTTCGCGATCTCACCGGCATCTGTCGCGACAACGGAATGCGAAGCCTTGCCGCGTTCGGGATGGACTCCAGTGACCCGGCCGGCAAAGGCGAGCGCATCGGGCGAGTGCTGGAGTCTGACCACTGCGACGGAGTTCTACTCGACGCTGAGGGCGCATTCGAAGACACCGCGGACGGTGACGACAAGGCGCATGCGAGGGCGTTCGCATCGACCTTCCTGTCGCACCGCAACGCGGTCCCGCACAAGATCGTATGCGACCAACCGTGGATGCTACCGACGGTCCACTGGTCCAAGTGGCCGTGGGAGGAGTTCGCCGACTGCGTCGATGCAAGAGCACCGCAATGGTATTGGAACGACTTCTCTCGCCAGTACGGACGTGACCGCGTCGCGAAGATGGCGCCGAAGTGCGGTGCCGCGTGGGACAAGCTGAATGCGCGGCTGGCACGGACGGGGCACAAGCGGCCCGTGTGGGGGACGCTTCAGGGATATGCGTGGAGCGACATCCCCGATGAACTCGCGACGGCGCTGAAGCGGTCCACCACGGAACCGCTCTTCGTGTGGTGCGAGCCGTGGCCCGACGACGCCTTCATGCGCGTCTGGCGCGAGCTGCACGAGAAGGCGGTGATCTGACGTGATCGCCCACCACATCTCCGCCTTCCTCAACCGCATACTCCTCCGCCACCTCGGCCTGTGCCTCGCCTCCCTCCGCAACGCAGACCACGAGCACGTATTGCGGCGACGATTGACTACTCCGTCGTCTTCGGCCTCCAGCGCGCCTGGTCGGCGCAGCTGACTTGTTCAATGCAGCGACGTGCAGCGAGTGGTCGCTCCGTACGATGGAGACTCGCCGCCGCCTGAACGATCCGACGCGCGTATTCAGCCGATACCTGTTTGCTGTCCATGAATGCGGCTAGGACATGCGACGGCACCCGCGCTGCTTGGTAGACGTCTTTCATGGTGACGTCTGGCGGCACCGCATCGACGACAAATTCGGGCGCTGTCGGCTCGTGATCGCCGCCGAGCACATGAACCCGAATCGGCGTCGCGCGGAGCCTACGGAAAGGCGTGTGCGCTGAGATGAAGGCGATGCATCTCCTTACTGAGCCGGTGAGCCGGAACAACTCAGAACGACTCCCAGGTGTCGCACGGTCGCTCTTAACCGCAGCCGAGTTGAGCATCCAGTGGATGTGTCGTTCGATCAGGACGGATGCATCGACTGTCGCCACGAGACGCAGTGCGCCAGCGCGCCGCCGATGATCCGCCTGCACATCGCGCACGCGCAGTAGGACATCCGCACGTGAGCTGAGGCCGATCTTCGCGTGGGTTCGGCTGGCCAGTACGTAAAGTGTGCTCATTCGTTCTTCGGCCTCCCTCGTCCACGCAGACTGAGCCCATCGGCAACGCCATCACTGACCCACGTGGCGAGCAGTCGCCTGCTAACGCCAAGCCGTTCCGCTGCGAGCGTTGTGCTGCCGACAGCGGATAGCGCCCGTCGCACTTCAGCGCGCCACTTCGTAGGCGATACAAGGCGCAGAGCGACGAGCCGCTTGGCCTCGTCGCTTACGCGTCCCTCTGTCTTGCGAATCCCCGAGTATGCGGGGGAAGCGCGCTTCATCGTCGTCTCCTTTCGGACCTTGCTCAGTCCGCGTGGACCCTCTCGCAAGAGGACCCGCGCCGACCCTCGCCCAAAGGCGAGAGAGGCATCACCGCAACCCCCATGTGCGTGGGGACACCGACTGATCAGCCCTGCGCGCACCAGTCGCGGTGCAGATTATCAACCCCCCTCCGGCCGATTCCGAATACGACGGTATTCCGGTCGGTTCCATTCGCCAAACAAGGACATCGCATGCCGAAATTCACCCGCGACGACTGCATTACCTCACTCCGCCGTGTCGCGAGCGAATGCGGCGAGTGGAGTAATAGAGGGTACGGAAGGGAGCGGAAGGGGAGCGATCCGAGCCCGCGCACGATCTGCAATATCTTCGGCACGTGGGACGCGGCGGTCGCTGCTGCGAAGGGCGAGACGCCTACTACGCGCCTCGGCACCGCCTACGAGCGAGTGCGCGAGACCACGAACGCGACGATTGCGGCGAACGATGCGAAGCCGTACCCGCCGCGCATCACAGCAAGCGAGCCGCGCGACCCAGTCGAAGAGCACCGTGAGAACAGGGCGCACGCTCGCCTCAAGGCAGAGCACTCACGCCTCGTTGAGATGCTGGCAGAGGAACGCGAGCGGAACGCCTTCATGGGCCAGTTACACGCGGCAACCGCGACGCCGAAGATCATCCGCAGTGAGCGGACATCCGGCCTGCGCGAGATGACCGCTGTCGCGATGGCCTCCGACTGGCACGTCGAAGAGCCGGTCGAGCCGATCAAGGTGGCGCACCGGAACGAGTACAGCCTTGAGATCGCAGACCAGCGGGTGCGGCGATTCTTC